CGAGAAATGCGCAGAGGTGAACTACACAGCATGTATAACCGATTTGTTTAGCTGTGGCGGTTTTATCAATCGTGGCAAAGTGGCAGATATTAAGATAGATAAGGAGGAGTGAACTATGACCGAAGAACTCGTAACATTAGAGACAGCAAAGCTACTGAAAGATAAAGGGTTTGATTGGAAGTGTGAACACATAATAGGCTGCAATAAGGTTATTACAAAATATGACCTTCCGCAAAGTATGTCGTGTTGTACGGAAATAGATGACGAATCAGTTGAATTTTTGTGTCCAACATTGTATATCGCCCAAAAGTGGCTGCGTGAAACCAAGAACCTGCATATTGAAATATACCGTAACGCTTGTGGTTATGGCTATGCTATCGTAAAAGCCGATAGCGGTACATGGATGGAAGACGATAATTTCAAAGGACCTAACGATGGTGGGAATTGGGACACCTACGAGGAAGCACTGGAAGCCGGGATACAAGAAGCGTTAAAACTTATATGAGAAGATTTATATATATACTGGTTTCTATCATTATATCATATCTAATTTGTGTACATGAGTATAATACGTGGAATTTCATTGTTGGGTTAGAGCCTTCACAAGCTTGCGAAAGATTAGCCAAATACGCTTTTTATTTCGTGATATGGTATTGGGTTGCGAAAGCTGTTGATTTGTTTAATGATTAACGAATAAAAGTATATAACTATTATGAGCAAAGGAATTTACACAAAAGAAAATGTAGGTAATGGTGTATTCATCTTTACCGCCAACAAGAGTTTTGTAGAACCTAAATTTTGGGGACTGCATGAAGAAAACGAACAGGCACAATGTGTAGTTATTATCCATGATGGCAATGCTTTATTCTTCTATCCGGAAGATATGGATAATGATACCCATATTCTTCTTGATTGGGAGAAAGAGCAAACAGGAAAGATATATCCAACCACAGAAGAAGGCATGAAGGATACCGATGGAATAGGCAATACCAAAGCATTGGCTGCATCCGGAAGCGAAATTGCTGAGAAAGTCATAGCATTGGACTTATGTGGATTAAGTTGGCGCATTCCTACACTACAAGAGAGTGTCTTAGGGTATGAACATAAGGTTATGCTGAATGCAGCCTTAGCTATCTGCGGAAAACAACCAGTGAAAGATGACTGGTATTGGTGTTCTACGAGAAAAGGAAACAAACGCAATTTTATTCTCAGTTGGGGCGACGGTTTTAGATACGACAACATTCAGGACAGTGACGATTGGGTTCGCCCCGTGTCCGCTGCCTCTCTTAATTCACTTTAACCTTATAAATGATTACAACTATGGCAAAAGTATTTATAACAAAGTATGCCTTAACAGAAGGTATTAAAGAGATAGAAACAGATATTATTAGAAGTAGATTTGAAGATAGAGAATATGTAAGGGATGGTTTATGTTCTTACTTCCGTATAGGGGAAAACGCATTCACCGATAAATCCGAAGCGTTGAAAAAGGCGGAAGAAATGAAGATTAGGAAAATCGCTTCTCTTCGTAAGCAGATGGAGAAACTTGAGAAATTATCTTTTAAAGTAGAGGAGATTTGATTATGGAACAAGAAAGAAAAATCGGAGAGGTATTTGAATATAATGGAGAAAAAATTATCGTGAAAAAAGATAGCGGTTTTATATACGGATGCGATAAATGCGTCTTTAATGGTAGACCGGAATGCTGTAATTATTATTGCTTGTATTTTGAAAGACAAGATAAACAAGATGTGCACTTTGAAAAAGTGGAGGATTGATTATGAAAGCAAACCTAATATTTTTTCTTGCGATATTCATCATATCAGCATTATTCATCGGTCATTTCCGACTGACATTCTCACCGTTCAGTGTATCCTTTCTCTATTGGCATAGGACTGTAGGAGTTACTCTTATCGTTGCAGGATGCTTGGTTTACAACATAGGTGAGCATATATCAGGCTACAAGAAAGGACTGGATGAAGGTATGGAGATTGTTTTGAAAGAGTTAAAAGAAAGATACAATGAAGAAGATAATGTTCAATGATAAATATAGCCTAACCCAGGCTGTATTGGATGGTCGGAAGACTATGACGAGAAGGGTCTGCAAGTATGACAGACCAAATGAAACTTATGATATTGTATTCCCCGTTTTTGAACCAAATGATTACGATAATGACGGGAACATAGTATCTCCATTAAATTATGCTTTTGGTTGGAAAAACGACAAAGGAGACTTTACGGGTTGGGATATTCCAAAATATAAAGTCGGTGAGGTTGTTGCCATTGCGCAAAACTATAGCGATTGTGGTAATATGCCTGATTACGAATTGGACGAAGATGGCTATCCTATAATGCCAAAGAGAAGCGGATTTTTTAATAAAATGTTTGTCCGTGCTGACCTCATGCCCCATCATATCCGCATTACCGACATCAAGATAGAACGGTTGCAAGACATCTCCGATAAAGATTGCCTGAAAGAAGGAATTTACAAAGGACAATGCGGAAGTGCAGATACACATTTTATGGATGCTTATTATTATAAAGGGGACATTCAGCCTTATTGCACCCCTCGTGAAGCCTTTGCCGCCCTCATAGATAAAGTCTCCGGCAAAGGGACGTGGGAGTCTAACCCTTATGTTTTCGTTTACGAATTTGAATTAGTTGATTAACCATGAATAGAAAAGAATACCAGGAACACTGCAAGCATTACAGCCCCTACAGTGGACAATGCTACAAAAGGTCATTCATATCGGGTGTAGCAAACAATGTGCATGTGAACATGCGGTGTGACGGGAAATGCCCCGTATGAGTAATTACGACAAGAGAAATAAATTAAATAGCCTTGGACGGGCTTTGTAAAATCCATATTGATATGAAAAAGTATATTGGAACAAAATAGATTGAAGCCGAACCTATGACAAGAGGTGATGCGTGGGGAAAACATCTCCTCAGAGAAAAGCCGTCAACGGAAAATTTTGACGATGAGGGTTATCATGTTCGTTATGAAGATGGATATGAAAGCTGGTCGCCTAAAGATGTATTTGAAAAGGCATACAAGGTAGCTGATACTCCTCTTGACCGTATGTATATCGAATATAATGAGTTGATGGACAAACATAATAAGTTAGTCCTGTTTCTTGGCCGAAAAGATGCTGTTGAAATAGCTGGTGAAAATCAGGTCACTTTAATGGAGGTTCAAAAAGTACAGATGCACGACTACCTTCTTACTTTGAAAGAGCGCATTGGGTTAATGAAGAAATAAATATTGCCATACGGCGGTTGGACGTCTGCCGTATGGCTCAAAACAGAATAAATATGGATACAATGAATTGAGAGAAAACAAACACGGAAAAAGATATTGATTATGAAACGTGAAATAAAATTCAGAGCAAAAGCCATCTACCCATACAACTTTTTCAAAGGCGCATGGATAGATGGTTGTTATACAAATAGGCTATGGGGCGAAAAACTTGTCGATATGATAACTGATGGTGCGCATGAGATACCTATACCGATAGAGAAATTGAGGCAGTTTACCGGTTATTCGACAAGGATGGAAAGGAAATCTACGAAGGAGACATACTTGTATGCGGACAATGAATAGCTCTTGTATTGTGGAACAAAGAACTTGCTACATTCGCATTACAATTCGATTTTGAAAAAAAGTCGGCATGAGACCTTTAGGCGAATGGCATGCTATGACAGTCGTTAGTAATATTCACGACAACCCGAATTTGTTGAAAGAAAACAACCATGAGTAAATTAGAGCACATTGCCACAATTGATTACTGCTGCTGGCGATTGGGAAAGTTGAATGAGGCTCTTTCCAAGCCTAAATCGACTATGGAACAGTTGGTTGATAAAGCCTGCGGTTATAATGAAGTAGAAGAAGTGAAAAAGGAAGCTATAACCCTTTTGGAACAGATTGTTGAAAGTAAAAAGGCTATCGGTGTGAATTATTCGGGAGATAGCAAGTTCCTTGATAAATTAAAGAACAAAGAAACGCATGAGTAAACTATACAAAGCAACCCTCTTCGGCAAATCATTCATTATAGGATGGTTCAGCCATGCGGACAAGTGGTATCATAAATTTAGTATAATAAAATAATGGATATAACAGAATTAAAAATCGGTGACCGGGTGAGAATAAAACTCCCGTCACCACAAGGAGAAAGACTTTCCATACCCATGCAGGTAATAGGGATGCTTTCTAGTTTCAACAATCCAAGCCCTAAAGATACGGTATATCTTGACTTTGAAGGAAATGAGGGAGATATATGGGAAGAAGAAGTACAAAATTTAGTGTTTTCAGACAATGAAGAGAAGTCATGAGAAGAGCAGACAGAATAATCAGAGACAGACATTCCCGCATCCCGGACAAATACAAGAAGATTGACACTACGGTCAACGGGGATGTAGAAAGCCTTGCCGAACAACACAAGGAAGTGGAAAGAAGGCTATTCCCTCTACGCCTTAACAAGACCACTGTTATTTACGTCACAAAAGACAAACAGAATGAAGCATATGCAGCGAAAGCACGTAAACGGATGGGGATAACAGAGCCTAAGAAACCTTTCATTGACCCACTTTCGGAAGAAAACATTACCAAGTTGTACAAGGAAGAAAATATACAGCCCCGCAGAATGGCAGAGATGCTGAATGTAAGTGTAAGGACGATATATCTAAGGTTGGCTAAGTATGGACTTACAAAAGTTAAATGCAGATAATATGAAAGAGAATAATATTTCAAACAAAGAGATTTATACAGAGGCTATGATAGCAGCTTCTAAGGTTGATTTCCTTGAGAGCAAGGAAGAGATTAAGATGTATGCCACTTCGTTGTATAACGCGATGATATGGGGTAGAAAAGTAAAATATTAAGTTTTTTATTTGGCGTTATAGAAATTAGAGGTATATTTGCAGCGTTACACATATTAAGAGGCGGACGGTTGTCTGCTATTAGCAGGCATTTTTTATGTTTGTAAGCTAACGCTGTATATTATAGCGGTCTGCAAACCCGTGTGGAGAGTTAATAGCCTCCCAACTGCCTCTTAGGTATGTGTAACGGCGGGTTAATTGCAGACCGTCTTCTTTCTGCAATGCCATAAAACGTTACAAAAATGGCAAATGAATTAGTTTTTAAAGGTCAAAATGACCAAGTGTTAACCAATAGTATTTTGGTTGCTGAAAAGTTTGGCAAAGAGCCAAACGATGTAGTAAGAGCAATAGATAATTTATTGCAAAACGCTGATAATGAATGTGACGCAAAAGTTCGGGACATGTTCGTGGAATATACAGAAGATGTTCCACAGCCCAATGGAGGGGTGAAATCTGCAAGACGATTTATAATGAACCGAGACGGGTTCACTCTTTTGGCGATGGGATTCACTGGTAAGAAAGCCCTAAAATTTAAATTGGAATACATCGCAGCATTCAACTCTATGGAAAACGCATTGAAACGGCATCTTTCTTCCGCACAGATGTTTGCAATGCAAGCGAACATAAACCTCGAATACGAGAAACGGATAGAGAATATAGAGAATGAGATTGCGGAAATAAAGAAAGAACAGGAAGAAAACGGGAAATTCTTATTGTCAGTGGCTATGTCTTCGGAAGAATTGCCGCAGCTGTCTATGCGTGACAACATCCGGCAGCTGGTAAACAAATACGCATCCGCCATGAATATAAGGCAGCAAGACGTATGGCACAAGATTTATGACCAGCTGTATTACCTATATCATATTTCCATACGGAACTACAAGAAAGCAAGACGAGACGAATCCAAACTTGAAATAGCGGAGAGAAATCATTTCCTTGATAAGATATACAACATCATATCCAATATGGTGAGAGAATCTAAAGCAGCCTAACCCTATCGCCAAGCCCTGCCCGTACCTATTCCGGGCGGGCTTTTACTAAAAGACTAAACAAATATTCATCATGGAAAGAAATACAATACCTGCTAAAAAGCAATACGACCTTAGCGCAATAGACGAATTATTCAAAGACTACATATCTCCCGAAGAATTACGGGAAGAGCTTATTGAACTGGCTTTTGATTATGTGCAATACGTAGATGACGGGAATACAGATTTTGTCAAATCGAACATGAGCACCATATATGTATTGTGCTGTGCCCTACAAGAAGTAAAAGAATTAGAGACACCAAGCTAATACCCTCACCAAAACGGCAAGCGGTATAACCCAATGGAGAACCCGTTCAAATCGTTCTAAACGTTCCATTGGATAACCCGGAAAAGGCGGCAATAGTCCATGTAAAGGACATTGTCCGCCAATTCAAGCAGTTCATCTATGTAATCCCTTTTTCGCATCACGTTCAAGTTTTCTACGTTGTTGGCGGTTTATACCATTTGCCGCGGCAAGGCTGTTCAGCGTCTCTTTCTGTTCGGGAGAAAGCATGTTATATACTTCTTCCCGGGATTTGCCTGATAAAATGGCTTGTACTATTTTCCACATAAGCTACGTCTGCAATGTTCACACAAAAATTTCTTCGCTACCGGGAACATCTTCTGTCCCACATATCCGCTAAGGTACTGCGCCTCTTCTCCATATGGGTCGATGCCGAACGCCCGTGAGATATGCCGGCATAGATGCCCCTTTTCATGGTCGAAAGAGTTTTGAAACTCTGCCGGGGAAGAGGTAAGGGCTATAACCATTACGGTCTGCCTGTTTCGGATATTGGAGTAAGTGATACCCGTATTCAGATTGCAGGAGCGCATGTTCTTATAGGCATTCACCAAATCCAGCCCCCTGCATCCTACCCGCTGAAGGTCGGCGATGATGCGGTCGGTATAATAGCAGTCCACCGCATAATATACCCTTACTTCCCAATCATAATCCGGTATGTAAAATTCCTGTATTATCATAGGCTACATCATCTGTTCCCACATGATAGGATTGCCGGAGCCTATGCAGTCGGCATAGAACCGCGTGAAAGGCATTCCATTGTAAGCGTCCACATCATCTATGTAATCCTTAATGAACAATGCGAGATGGGCTTCGTCAGTGATAGAACTTTTGTAGTAATCCGACTTCGCCATGTTTGCCACGTAAACGCTGTCGTACCCTGCATCCTTCTCCAGGTTTATACTGTACTTTTTAAGAAGTTCCTCTACCTGCTCTTTGCTGATTGGTTCAAGTTTTTCCTCCTTGCCCGTAGATTTGTTTTCCATCTTCATGCGGGAAACAGCCCATAGGCACATCTTCTTGCTGAAATGCCATCCGTACTGGCTGAGATAATCAGCCATTGCAGGCGGTATTCTGTCGTATGTATCTAATCTTTGTTTCATATTTTCCTGATTTTAAGTGATTGGCAAAAGAGGGGAATAATCCCCTCTCCATTACATGAACTCTCCGTTGGCGCGTCTGCGTCTGCGTTCGCCCATATCATCACCGTAAGGCTGTGAATCGCGGCGTTCGTTGTAAACCGGATATTCCGGGAAGTAACCCGGCATACGGCGTTCGCCCATATCTGAGCCGCCGCTATAGCTTCCACCGCGTGAACCACCGCTGTTACGATAGCCCATTTCACCGCCCTGCATTTCACGCATGGCTTTCTCGTAACCATGACGGCAACCCTCTCTATAGGCTTCTTCCATAGGATTACCGCCTCTCATACCGAAGTCACGGTCATATTCTCCGCGTCCTTCTTCCAATATTTCCCACATTCCCATATTATTTCTTTGTTTTAGATGTTTCAGCAACTCCGAGCTGTTCCATTAATTTCTGGTTTTGCGCAATGAGGTCAGCCATATTCCTGCTCATCTCCTGCATGTTCTTATCCATATTGGACATTTGCCCTTTCAATGCGGATATTTCTTGTTCCTGCTGTTGCTTGGCTGCAAATTCCGGGTTAAGCGTGGCAAGCATCTGGTCACACACCCTAAGAAAGTTCTGATGATATTCCACGCTTTTTAGAACATCCTCGCTCTTCTGTTTCATAGTAAGGACCTCGGTGTTCATCTCGTCTCTTGAACCAGTAATCAGCATCCCCGTTTTAACATCATCGGCAATATTGGCATTAGCCGGTATTTCTTGCAAATTAACATTTTGCCCGTTTATATTCACGACAAAATCAATAACTTGGACCGGCTGTGGATAAGGCATGTTGGGAACAGTCTTATATATAGTTTTTATAGGGCTTGCATTAACGACCTGCCCACATTCCAAACTTGGATTTGCCCCTCTGTGAAGAAGAAATAATGTACTGTTAACTCGTAGATTTTGAAACATATTGGTTTGATTTTAAAGGGGTGTGGCTATTTCCATTTTGGAAACAACCACAAAGCCCCATGTTAACTACTTGCTCTTTTGAGCGGTTGCTTCTGCTGTCGGAGTCGGTGTCGATGCGGTTGTCGGACGATACCCACCGTTAACAAGGAACAGTTCGTTGGTGTACTTGTTATAGTGAATTTCGTAGATACCCGTTCCGGCAAGGTTGCCGACAGTCACCGGCTCATTGTTGTAAGCCAGCAACGGTCTTGTATCCCCGTTAGTCCCTATCAGTATCGGGAGTGTAGCAGTCGTGCCGGCTGGTATCGCCTGGCGGAGACTGACATAGAAACCGCCTACATAGCTTCTGTTACGGAACGCATGGTTAGGAAGTTCCAAAGTCACGTTCTCCGTGCCGACTGTTACGGCTACCGTAGGAAGGGGATTGAAATTAGCCCTTCCAATAGTAGGGAACAAGAAAGGAAATCCTGTAAAAAAGTTAGGCCACATAATTACCCCCTTTCTTACCGGAATTAACCCCAGTAGTTGTTACAACCACAACCGCCACGTCCATACATTGCATCACCGGCGTAAGCACCGAAAGCCGCAGCACGGAAACAGTCTGTGTTGATGGCTTGAATATTAGGGTAAACAACCGGAACGGTGTTAGGCATCTTGCATTTTATTCCATCGACATCGGACTGCAATGCCTGCAAGCCTGCTGCCAAAGGAGCAATCTGTTGTCCTACTGAATTCAGGATAGTAGCATTCTGGTTACGTTGGGAGATTTCAGCAGTCAAAGTGGCTTTTTCTGCTGTAAGAGCCGCAATCTTGTCCTGCAATGCCTGGTTCTGCATGGCGTCCAGCTTCGCAAGGATAGCATTGGTATTGGCGGTCGCACCGTCACGCAATGAAAGAGCATTCTGATTGGCCGTGTTGACAAGCGCGTTGGTCTGATTGCACATCGCAAGCTGGTTCTCATAGCCCATTGTGGTAATGGCGTTCTGAGTCTTGCAGCAACAATCTGCAATCTGAGTAAGAACAGCCTGATTTCCGGACTGGAATGCGTTGATGATTTGCTGGCTTGACATGCCCACCTGATTGCCCACATTGGCGATAAGTCCCTGGATGTTGCACAGGGCGCTCTGTAACTGTTGGGTAGAGCAGTTCAAAGAAGAAGCAAGCTGGTTGATGGCATTGCCATTGCCCTGAATGGCTGACATCAGATATTCACGACCGACATCACCGTTAAGCTCAGCAGGCAGACCGCCACCATTGCCAAAGCGGTTGCCGAAGCCGTTGCCGCCCCAACAGAACCACAAAAGGATAATCCAGATGAACCACCACGAGCCGCCCCATTGGTCTTGGCTGCCACGTCCCTGGTTCAGTAAAGCGAGAAGTCCGGGGTCTACACCCTTGCTTCCCATCAAGTTGGGCAACATAGCCATGATGTCGAATTTGCTTCCGCCACCATTTCCGTTGTTCCCGTCTTGATTGAAGACATACGTTCTTTCCATAGAGATTTATATTTTGTATTACGGTCAAAATCAACCGCATCACAAAAGTATAAATACCGATACTGCCATGAAATCAGTTGTTTCCCAACGCTTTCCTAATGTTTTCCCAATATATTCTCAACATTTTCCCGCCTTCCATACGTTCTTGAAAATTGGAAATCATGTAGTTTATCGCGCGTTTGGTCTTGTGAATTTTAGGAGCTATCTGTGAAGGGTACATTCCCCTTTCGACAAGCAACTGTACAAGCAAATAGCGGGCGTCTACGGTTTCCGTATCCTTATCCGAAGATAGTATTCGGCTGGCGGGTATTTCGGTCTCCTGCGCCACGAGATTAATTGTTTCGGCAAAGATTTCTGACTTACACATAGTTTTTCTGAATTTTATATTTATCTTTGCCCTGCCACATAAAATATTTGATTATATACGAACAAAGCATAAGATACCGTGTTGAAGATATTAAAGCCTCCAACGTGCGGTGTCTTATGCTTTTTTCAAATTTTTATGTGGCAATAATTATTTGAACGTTGGGGGCTTTCTTTTTACTCTAAGCCCCGAAAGAGTGTCAGCTACAAGCCAACTTCTACATCGTTAATTTCTTTCTTATCTTTATGGTGAGCCAAACAATTACGAATAAAACACATGTCAGATTTATCGAAATGCTGGCACCACCGTAATTGATTTTAAACTTTTCCCACCATGACAGTTCCCTCTCTACCGGATAAGGCTTGGGCACTTCAATCCTTCTTATCTTTTCGATAAAATACGGCATTTTGACCGTTACCGTAGCATGAGGATAAATGCCCAATGAATGGTTCAATATCCCGTTGCTAAATGAAGCATAGCTGTAGGCATACGGATTGCGAAGGAATGACGTTGTATCGGCAACAGATACGCTGTCCTTGTACGGTATCAGCTTCTCTTGAAATGTAGTATCATGGAAAACCACACTGTCAAGAACCTTTGTCTCAACCGGCATATAAACAGTTCTCGTCCTACAGGAATACACCGTCAATACAAGAAAAACTATATACACTAACTTCTTCATAACTTCAACAGATAATGATTAACAACCACGCCTGCACATATTGCGACAGCTCCACACAGCAAGTCTGTTTTGTTCCACTTGCCGTTATAGTAGTGGCAACGGTCGCTGTTTTCCTTTATAAAGAGCATCAGCAGTGCAGTGCTGCCACAGAATACTATGGCGGTGGATAGATATACCACCGCACCTAAGATGTTATTTTTCATACCATAAATAATTAAACAATTAGAAAACATTACACCGAAACTCCACTGGCATCTACCCATGAAGAACCGTTCCACCATATAGGTTTACGCAGGGTCACATCAAAAAATTGAAAACCATTATCTGCATTGCCAGGACGTTGTGAAGTAACTCCTACATTTAAATATGGAATTGCGAGAAAATCAGTAATCGGACTTTTTAAATTCCCACTCGTTGACATCAAGACTCCCTGATTGTAAAAAAAATGCGGGTATAAAGTTTTGTCCGGTATGTCGTCCTTTACTGGTTTCCACAGCAATACCGATGTCTTCATACTTGACCAGGTAGAATCATGTTCACCGATTAGCGCACAGTCTGAAAAATCCTGAAACGATAAGGTTTCAACGTCATTAACCGAACTGAATCCAACAACAACTTCTTTTTTCCCGTTAGGTGACTCTCTGTATATCTCAAACCCATAGTTCTTACCTGGGTTTATATAGAAATATGGCGCTTTCTCTTTATCACTATCGGTAATATCTATATTAAGAACACGTTTGGCAATAGGTATATTTTCTCCACACAACAGATATATTGTATATTTATAACTTCCATTTCCCCTATTATTAATAATATTACCGATATCCCTTAATTCAATATTTCCTCTGTTAAAAGCGTCCATAACATATGGACGCATTCCTAATGAAGTCGTTCTATTATAATTATAATAACAGGCTTTGTACCAATTTGTATCAACCAATGTCCCCCCTATCCTACAGTTGAAAAACACGCAATTCATATCCACAATATCAGTATTATTCAAAAACTCAGGCATTGTCATATCTCCGGCTTTATCCCATAACCCTCTAAAATAACAACCAATATATGTTACGCCTTGATTTTCACTTAATATCCTGCTATTCATATAAAAATAACAGCCTATAAAGTTGGCTTGAATGAGACCTCCACTACCTTCAATTGTAACTCCGCTGGCTTCCCAGTGACAGCCGGTAAAATTAGCTTTGATTTTTTGAGTTAATGTTATATTGCTTTGTATGCAATTAATGAAGTTAGTATACAGTCCTTCTCTGAATGTACCTAACTTATAATCAAAAGTCCTTTTTTCGCTATACCCTCTGAATTCATTTACCGAATTAAATATCCAAGCATCTCCCGCTAACTCTTGTCCCTCATTCATTTTGGATATAGTACCGTCTCTTAACACCACATTTATAGCATCAAGCCGGTATGTTACATCTGAATAGGTGTCCTCCCATGAATAATAAATGACATTATGCCAACGCATGACATCAATATATCTATCAGCCAATGCCAGTATATAAGGAACCCGCCTTATATTCATATTATCCAAATGTACAGGAACCCCACTGATTATGACAGGAATTTGCCAATTACGGTATTTCGTATCGCTGCCTTTAGACATGATAAATCCTTCTTTGATTGAAAGCCCGATAGAAGAGTATGTCGATCTCCAATCATTTATTCCATCATTCATGTTTATGACAATATGGAAATCTATGAAAGAAGACATATTCATGTCAATCGACAATTCATTCAAAATCTTTGCATCTATGTCTTTGGTAAACAGATAAGTCTTCTTATTGGAACATCTTATACTGCGACATATCCGCACGATTGCATTAAATGCATCAGAGCTGTCTGTTTTACCGTCATTGGACGCGCCAAACCATTCCGGCATTAAGTATTTGTTTTCTACATTCCCTTTGATATTCAACGCATTTAAAAAACGCCCCCCATTAAATTTTAGAATACACCCTTCAGGAATGCTTATCTCAGCGCCATCCAAATCAAAATCATACCTGATTTCATATATAGTATCAGGCTGATTTATCATTTCCTGGGTAAGAATATTCTTTCCACCAACAATATTCCTACGCAATATCTTATACCCCTTGCCGCTGAATCTGTCAGGACTAAAAGCACGGTCGGCAAATTTTAAAACACTTAAGCTTTCCCCTTTGTCTACAGACACAAGGTCTTCGTCGTCCGCAAGATTGTTTATTGTACCGCCACCACTTCCGTTAATGAACTGCTTGGTCGATTCAGACAGCATATCAGGAGTAACACGCTGGGAACTGAAATTTGAAATTGCATCACTTTCCGCATCCTTTATTTTGTCGATGGCTTCATCTCGAATATCGGTCAATTTATCTTCATTTGATTTCCAGTTCTCGATATTTTCAAATACTCCACCTGCAAATTCCCATGTCTCCACAAGTCCGCTATTGTTCAAGAATGACACCTTTAGCCCAACCGTTCTTATATCTTCCGGAACTTGAACAATAGCACCTTCTAATGTATATCTATTACTGCCATCAATCCCGAATGAAGGATGATGAATGGAAACATTATACTCGGTTATATAGCTCATATATCCACCTTTTCCGGAACTAATGAAACTCTTTAGGACGTTAGGGGTGATAGAACCATTTTCTCTGTCTTCTTGAAATGGAAACTGCTCATTACCCGTCAAAACGTCTCTTTTGGGGAGTTGTCCAATTTGTTGTCCTTTTTCTATTTTCTCTTCCATACTACTATTTATTTTTACTTGTAAGCAATATCGGCTCTTCATTAGTCAACAACAATGGAGCGTCATTGGCTAATAATAAATACCCTTCGTCAGGAAATGGATGCGGCTTATTTCCGCCAGCACCGGGAAACCCTATGGTAAGTATGCTGATTACGGGAATGCCGATTATAGGAATGCTGATGTGAGGGATAGTGATTGGTTTCATAAGGCTATCCCTCTTTAATCATTTTGGCTTCTGACACTTTCGTAGCACTTCTTATTGTAATTTCCATACCTGCCGCTATGCCAATAAGACGAAATATCACATTGGAAGGACCTAAGGCTTGATTGGCATTTGGGGAAAGCGGGATAGGATTCATGCCCTCGATATTGGCAAATACAGTCACCATTCCGCCCTTGTTCTTTATCTGTATGGTAACGGGATTACCGTCACTGACAAACGTTGCGTAATACGCTGTTTTGCCTTCTTCTTCTTGAAATGATAAAACTTCTGCTGCCATGATGTTTACTTTTTAGAGTTTCAATACTTGGTTTCTGTTGCCTTCTCTTCGGTGGCTGACGTGTACCCATGAGAAGTTTTTCTCATCAATGACTTGGTCGAAGGGAAGTTTCAATTCTTGTATAAGGTTGAACAATCTTTTGTTTTCTTTCGGGGTATTTGGAGTACCGACAATATCGGCAGCACACCCGTTCATGTGGTCGCTCGTTTTAGAGCCGCCTACTGCTTTATTAAGAGCGGGGCAACGGTATCCGCTTGTCACTGCGATAGGTTTGCCGTAAGCCTCTCTTAACGGGTCGAGGACATTGTCAACCAACGCTTGTGCATTGGGAAGCAGTTCTTGCGGCAATCTGTTGTCTATAGCTTTCTTATCAGCCGTTTCGCTTTTAACCAGTTCTGCAATTGTAAAGTATCTCATGTTATTCCTCCTTTCTAAAATATTTGTCATAAACCACACGAGCCACCCATCCGGCAACAACACCGACACCGAATGATACAACAGTAGTCAGGTTCACCCAAAACGGTGTGTAGTGCATGTAAAGCATAACTCCCACGATGATAGCGATAACAATCGCTGCGATAATCAGTTTCTTTTTCATTTTGTTACTCCTTATCTTTAGTTATTATTTCACTCATATCTTCTTTCTCGACATCGAGCACTTTCTTTCCGAACAATCCCAACGCTTTCAGTAAGTTGAAATTATATCCCTTTGGCTTCAAGATATTGCTTATGATAGAGCAGAACTCTATGAAGCAGACAAACAAGCATGAATACACATCAATATTCCATTTATTGCCGGCAGCAATGTTTATCATCACCACCATACAGACAAAGGCAAAGTATGTCACCATTTTACCCATAGAACGGCGTACGGCACTTGAAAACCGAAATTCTTCACCCAATAGCAAGCATTTCCTTATCCCGAACATCAAATCGCATACAACGACTGAAAATGTTACTATCAGCCACGGTATCATGTGTTCCAATGACTGTGCAATAAAACTGCTTGCTATTACCGAGAAACCACCCGGTATGCTTTGGGTAATAATGTTATTCTTCATCTTATCGTTATTTGTCAATTATTTTTATCTTTGTGTCTCTTATCAATAAGCTAACTACCGTCATTCCGTTTTGCTCGTGAGAGTAGGACGGGATTTTCATATCTTACCGTAATAGCGGAACCATGCACCCCATTTGCGTTCTTTCAAGTAATTCGGATTATCCTGGTTGAGTTTGGCTTCCATTTCAAATGCGCCCGCTCGATAGGCGTTTTTATTGACCTTGCCATCCCCAATCTTGTTGTCTGTAAACAGATGGTACACGAAGCTTACAAACCATTCTGCCAAATAAAGAATGTAGTAGAATAGCGGGATAAGTAACAACCACCATGCACTGACATGGAATGCCAGCAATACGGACGGGATAGCCGCTATCTCCATGCACTCGAAGAACTGTTTCTGATGTGTCCGTTCATGGCGTATGGTCGTTTCGGACAACTCTTTCAGCTTCGTAAGGATGAAGCCGAAGAGCATTATAGTTGTGTAGCCGCCAAAGAGGATAAGTTTGGCTAATTTGCTGTTGTAGTATATTGTTTTCATATCAAATAGCATTAAATATTAATAGCACTGTGAAATACTTTGTCCAGTTTATACAATTAAATCCATTTTCAACTGTTACATCTTCAAATACAATTTGGGGATAACCACCCCCATAGTCAACATGAGCCGATAAACATCTAACGTTTATATCACCGTCATTATAAACATTATAGTCCATTGCTTCTGCATTTAAACTATACCATTCTATGTGGCGTGCAGGAATGATAGTCGGAGAGCCTACTCTTTCAAGAGTTATTCCATCATTATCACTAAAGTTGGCAATCAAAATCCTACTTGCATAGGCTTGATTTTCAAAATCAGATGCAATGGTAATCTCCTTTAGTAAATTTGCTACTCCACCACCCAAGATTTCAGTACTACCCACAAACAGCCCAGCCCCAGCCGAACCAACTCTAAGATTACTGTTTTCGTTACTCATAATTGTTGTTTTAATCGGTTACACAATATACTGTATTGGCATCCTTAGAGCCAATAGTATCGTACTCGGCAGCGGTTTTCTTGGTGAGGGTGGTGAGGTTGTCGGAAACGAGTATATCTTTTACTACGAAAAAATTTGTAGCATTTGAATTCAATGCAATATAAATTCTTTTTGTAACTAAGCTAATATTATTTGCATCGACAATAGCAGTATAAGTATAAATAAACGAAAGTTCATAAGCTCCATTATCGGGATTGCAATATGTGTGACTCGTACTTACTTTAAAGATTTCTTTTTCTGTAATTTTTAGGAATAAAATATTATCACTTAATAATCTCTGTATAATATTTTTAAAATTATCAATGCTTCCAAATACAAGATTTATTTTTGATTCGGCTTCTCCTGCTTTAGCTTCTTGATTTGAAATCAACTGTATATGAGCTTCATCTGTAACCGTAAGCATAATGTGTTTATCATCCACATACTTCTTCGTTGCAGGCTGATAGTCCGAGGTTGGGGTGAAACTTTCACTGTTGGTTTTGGTGAGGACGTCGGATTTTTCAGGAACTTCCGCCCAATTCCCATTTTTACGACCGTATGCCTTTCCATCAGTTGGCGCTTCTTCTATGCCGCCTATCTTCCCCTGACTTACCCATTCACCGTTCACCCATGCGTAGTAATCATAAGGGGCTTCCGTACCTACAGCCATGAACCCGTCAACTGCCGAACCGTCGGGAACAGCGGATTTCAAGGCTTCAAGGGTGGCGTATTCGCCGGCTACCTTAAATGACTTCCCAGGTTCGCCTTGTATACCTGGCTCGCCTTGTTCTCCTTTCAAAAATTCTAAAGGATAATTGACCACAGAAGCTTTACTGTTGCTTCCTGAAGGTTTAAATGCAGGCAATGATGTTACATCATCCGCTTTGTCCGCATTCGGTACTTCATTAACCCCTATGGAGTTAGCCATAAGGCGGGCAACTATTTCTTGATAATCCCGTTCTGTCCAAGCCATAATTATTCCTGTTTATCGGTTACTTCTTCCGGTTGATTGTTGATAGCACGATTGAGCGCGTCAATGAAGAAAGGTTTGCAAAAAGCATTTGCATGCTCTTGTATCAGGGACACTTCTTCATCACTATACTCTGTCTCTTCATTGGAGTTGTATATCTTCAAAGCGAGTGCATGCGATGCGATACCGTTACCGTTCCGGTATAATACATTCGCAAAATTCTCTCTACAATCTATATTTTCACAATGCTTACGGGTAATGTCCGTAGCAATCAGTAATTGTTTAAAATTTATCTTTTTCATGAGCTTGGGTATGATTTAGTTAATCTTCCATCTTTATAAAAAGAAAGTCCGCTGAAGCCAAGAGACACTTGGTATCTTGGACCACTTGAATTTGAAATCATTGACAATGTCCCTGCATAAAGGGTGGTAGACGCAGTAAAGTTGCCATCACTTGCTATATTGTCTAATTTTAAGCTTGGGTAAGTAACAGAAGTACCTCCGGCTTCATTATCAAGGAATGAAAATCCACCCACATCATATCCTTTTGAATTATAAAATTTTAGGCTGTTTGAATTTGGGTTTATTTCTATTTTTGTACCTGACGAAGCGGTTGATATTTTGCCAACAATGCTAACATTCCCATTTTCGTCTATCACCAAAGAGTTGTTAGGAGTTCTTACATTTTTAAACACCCCGCTGTTTGCATTTATCTCTCCCGTAAAAGAGCCGTTATAACATTCAATAGAGCCATCTTCGTGTATCTTGATATTTCCATTGGCGGTAATTATACCTTCCAACTTAATATGTTGCGACTTTAACGTTATACTTTCCGCCGACACATTAAACAAGGACGAAGCTTTTACTCCATTTCCAAACTCCGCAGCAGCCCAAATCTTGACACCATCCGCAGTGGTTAACCATCCTGCGCTCTTGCTTTCAAGATTGGATGTCCTTTTTGCCACCGCTTCAATCTTTTCATTGGTTTGGCTTAGCTGGGTCTCGAACTTTGTTATCATATCCTCGTAGGCATTATAGGTCAATGCCAGCGAGTGCATGTATATATCCCCCGTAAACTTCAACTCAAAATCGCCCGTTCCGTCCCATGTGCCGGAATACTCCTTCATTGCGTATTCCTCACCCGGTTCAAGACGTTCGGTGAAATGCAGGCTCTGACCGGGAAATCCTATTGTCAGCGTTCCGGCTGTAACTACCCTATACCGGAAAGAGATAAAGAACTTTCTCGGTTCTTCTCCTTCCTCATAGGTCGGTTTATTGGCTAAATCCGCATTTGACTGTTTAATTCCGGAAGAAAGGATACGAAGCACGTTTCTATCTCCGTCTCTAATAATGGCAACCATGGCATCCTTGCGGGAATAGAACTTGTCGTTAACCAATAAGAACTTTCCGTTTACAGTAAAGAAACGAACATCGTTCTTTGTCTCCCAACCGTTCGTATTGCTTGCAAATGATGCGTTATACAGATAATTATCCTTTGCCTGCACCTCGTCAAGCACTTTGGAGATTTCAGAGTAAATCAAATCTTCCAGTATCTTGAATTGGGTCATAATGTTTATTCCCGTTTTCAAGATAAAGTCTCCCATGAACTTGTTGCCTTGCGGACTGATAACCGTCACTTCCTTGCCAGCTAAAGAATAAGAATTTATTCCTGCATACTGGTGGATACTCGGTGCATCGTCCCCGTACACGGACAATGTTATTGCGTTCTGACGCTTCTTGTCTGTTCTGTTTCCGAGTTGTACAAGACTATCACCTTCCTGCGGTATGTCGCTGTTTGCATCACAGTCCGTCTTGCTGAGGTCTATATAATCCTCACCAACACCTACACATAAGCGCCAATAATAACGGTTGGATACATTCTCGTAGATACCCGGCTTGATATTGAAGTCTTGAAAACGTATCTGGTCACCTTCCTTGAACGGGTTCTCGATAGCCGTTTCTCCATCATCCACCAAAAGATAGCAACGCCAAAAATCCTCGTGTTCCTCAACCTTTCCGCATTTCATTCCGGCAGCGGTGAACATGTAGTTTCCGCCTGCATAAGAGAGTTTCTTTATCTCCAGTTCGGAGAACATCGCCTTAATACGCACAAAGAGTTCGTCCACTTCAATGTAGGATTTACCCGTCTTGCTGTCTACTTTAATGACAAAGCCTTCACCGAGTGCACCGGAAGAAAAGTTCATGGACTGGATGTAGTCTGAAAACAATCCACCTAAGAACTTTATTAAATAGCTGGTTTGGTCAGGTTTGGTTTTATTCAAAAACAGCTTTTCTCCAAAGGCTTTAATGATTGATTCCACTTGTTGGGTAGTTAATCCTCCACCGCCTTGCCCGCCTACTATTGAATCTATCTGATTCTGTATCTTTTCTAAAGTTCCTACCGCTTTGTCATTGCGAAGGGTAATATCATACGTTGGAATAAGTCCATCTCCTTCTTTTATCGTAAGGCTGTCAATGATAATGCTCCCATTGATGTTTAGGTCTTCATCCTCGAACAACATTAAATCACCTTCCTTTATACTGTCATGCAGTTCCGGGTGACGCGCCATAAATATTTCGTCTACTTTAGGCTCGTAAGTATATCTTACATAATCATTTTTTGCAAGATATTCTTTGGAAGCTGTTAGCAATCTTTGGGAAGCGGCTTTTATATACACATCCGGCATATCAATGCCCAAAAGCACAAATTTATCTCCGACCTTGATAGTAAAATCCTTATATGGGAAATAAAGATTCAAACCTTCATCATAGACTCTGTTGCATGTCAAGACCCACATGTCACCTTGTTTTACGGGCTTGTCTGCATCTCTAAGTATTTCAAATTCACGTCCACCACACATTCCGCTTTTCATGGATATGGTGGGAGTTTCATCGGTAAAGTAATCGTTTATGTCAAATCCAATGTCTTCGAGATATATTTTGAACGGTGGGATGGTTTCCCCCTCTTCAAAGTAGCCATCATCCGCAATTGGCGTATTATCCTTATTCACAGAATCGGAAGCGATTTCATCCAACGCTCCGGTAGCATTTACGATTATTCCCGCGTCTTTCAACTGCTGTGCCGTCATTCCTTCCATAGACGGATATATTTCCGGCAAAGAAGTATCGCTCCCGTCAAAGAAAACCGAACCTTCCCGAACTCCGATAATATCTATGTTTTTACTATCAAGGTATGGGTCAAGTGTCTTTTCCGGAAAATCAGGAAGCATCAAGTTTTTAACAGCCATATTATTGGGAACTAATGCTCCAGAAGGTCTTTTGTACTTTCTTGGAACATTGTCCGTCTCAATACCTTTTTCTATCCGCATCTTTGCGCCTATGCGGACGTTGTCCTTGTCGGCTCCACTATTCAACAAAACGTAGCATTTCCCAAGAAAGCTACCTCTTCTTATTTTATAAGAATGCCCATTGATTGTCACGTCATACAATGCTGTGTCGGATAGGAATTTCATATAAAAAGGAAGAGTCACAACAGCGCCGTCTATCAAATGTGTATTAGGGTCATATCCGTAAGATACATCCTCGATGGGAGCTTCGACAATAGGACTTCCATATGTTGGATAATAGTTGTACGGCAAGTTTTTGGTACCACCATATGCTCTTAGGCGGGTAATTATCTTCTGTGACGAATCCGCGGTTTTTTGTATGGAGTACAGCCCTTTGCCCTTTCCATACCCGAACATGTTTCCTACTGCAATTCCGGCAGTGCCTATTGTTATCGTTCGCTCCTTTATGATAAAGTTTGCCTTAAACTCGCTATTTACCAAAGCGAGTGCGTCCCAAACGTTTATACTGCTTATTGATATGGATTTGTTAGTCTCATTAACATATTCTGGATGTACTGTAACCGTCCATTTTTGCTCTCCTTTATAGATACGGTCAAGGTTCACCTGTATTCTTTCTGCGAGAGCATTTATGCTTTCAGCGTAAAAACTGAATGTAGGTAGGGAAGAGTAGTGAATTAAGTTATCCTCTTTTACATAGTCCAGGAATTCGCATCTTGTCAGTTCATCTGCAAGAGAGTTGAAAACTACGTTCTCATATTTGAAAGCCTCTCCGTATGTGTTTTTGGAGGCTTGCTTCAATTCAGTCGGGTCGTAGTTTATTTCAAATCTTTCTCCGCGGTATATCAGATAGTCCCCGACTGTAAAATCAATCGGAGTGGGGGACGTAACGGTAATGTTAACGGAACAAGCTCCCATGAACTCACCGTTATACTCTAACTTGTTAGCGACACATCGTTGCGTCTGCCCGTCTTTGCTGTATATTATAAACCGTCTCATTATGCCGTAAGAATAATTTGTGTTTTAGGGTCAGTTACCCGAAATGTAATGTTGAAAGTTACGACATCTCCCTCATCTGTCTTGCGGACAAAAAGGTCGGATTTTATAGATTTAAAATAAACCCCCTGCCTGCCTATTTGGGTATAGGTGTCATAAACCTTTAACTCTGTTCCGTAACCGTCTTTTCCTATCAGATAGTCCAGGAAGGCGACAATTTTTTCATTGGCTGTTCCCATATCACCTTTATAGGCAAACTCTATTTCTATATCATAGGCTTGCACGTAGAGTTCTTCGGGGAAAAAGGTGTCTTCTCCGTCTTGGTCTATCCAGTCCCTTTTGGGCAAATCCTTAATATCTCCATATACAGTAAAAGGGAAGTCCTTGCACACAATCCCCCATTGGGATTTGGTGTCAATAACAGGACTCCCCAGCTTACTTTTCTGAAAATAGATACTGTAAGGCTTTGCCATGTGTTATTTTGAGTTTGTGTTGTAAAAAAACAAAAAGAGCCAATCAACGGCATATCCGTTAATCAGCTCTTTGGCTTGTATTATCAATACTGCAAATATATGGTATATTTTCTAAATAATCAAGTAAAATATTAGAAAATTGATATGGTTTCCCGGCTTACATTATATTTGCAATGAATACTATCTGTCGGGTGACACGATTTTCATGTAGGGGTTCTTTATCCGCTTCTCCTTAAGTTTCTTTTCAAGTTCTTCCATCCTTTCATACATCAGTTCAATATCTTCGGATAGGCGCAATAATTGAAGTTTGAGGAGCTTGTTCTCTTTCTGCAAGTTATATATCTTTTCTTCCATGATGAATATTTGTTTTAGTCGTTATTCCTGCCACCTGCCCGCCAGCCGTATTACTGGCGGGGTATCATAACGTGAACGTTGGTCGAAACCTCAACGTGCATCTATGCTTGTTTACGTGGCAATATATTTTTGGGTATAGTTATAGCTGCCGGGCATTGGAACCTACTGCCGGATGATTAAAATAGCGTGATTAGTATTTCTTCATGCAGCTAACGAATAAGGCTATGATAGATATAAGTACGCCTGCAATGGCAAATATCAAATTCCAATTGATAGGATTGTGTAAGTTGGGGTTAACGGCAAGATAGTGCTTACCCTCTTCGGTGAGTTTGACATTCCATACATGACCGCCAACTACATAATTAGCCTTCACCAATCCTTTTCTTTCAATAGAACGGATGGAAGCAGTAAATACATGCTGTGGATATGTTGCCGGGCATTTCCCGCCAAACTCCGCAACAATCCGGAATGCTTGTTTCTCTTCCTTTGTTAATTTAATCCGTTCCATAACCTACTCGTTTTCTGCAAATTTACTAAATACTACGCAAATATGTGTTGTTGTGCTATACTATTTTATAGGCGAAATCTTTCTGTCAGAAGGTTTTCCGCCAAATAGATGGTTGATATAAGCAAGTCCTTTGGGCTTGCAAAACACCTTTTGGCATAATATGTCTGGGTGGTTGTCTCTGCGTATTGGCGGCAACAGCGTCATTTCAAAGTAGCCTGCGTCAATATACTTTTGTTTCGGCTCGTTCCTGTCTTTGAAGAATATGCCCGCATCCCTTAGCTTTCCGAAAAGGGTGTTTCTCCCAAAACCGAGATTGAGTATCTTTGCGGCTTGACCTATGTCTACTTTGCCCTCTGCTTTGAAAGCTGTCTTTGCAAATGAAACATAAGGTTCTTGTTTGGCGGTTTTATCTTCAAGCTGCTTAATTTTCTGCTCTGCAATTTCTACGCGTTTTTGCAAAATTTGTTGGGAGCGCATCAAGATGTAATCGTCATTTTTGAGCAATGCTTCCCGTTTATTGAACTCATTGATGAACCTTTCTTTGAACTCGCCAGCTTTTGCACCTGTGTAGCCCATGACAAGGAAACTGAAACCGTCTTTGGTCATTTCGTAAGCTGTCTGTTCCCGATTTCTTGCATCCTTGTAAGTGATGCGCTCAAAATTGAGCCGATTAAAATCTTCTGAACATGAGAGGCTTTCAATATCTCTCAATACATTCTTGTGTTCCTTTCCGAATACCTGTGCAACGATTAAAGAAGTGGTAACATCGTTGCCGTTGCTGTTTTGAAATACTAAATCATCCATCTTGTAGCATTTAAAGATGATTATAGGCAAACAAAAAGCGGTCGCCATATACGCTGCTACAAGATGGTCGTGTACTCCGAAGAGCGACATTATCTTACGTATAGACAACCGCCAATATCCTAAAGTATGGGCATAAAAAATACCCATATATAATATGAGCAAATTAACCGCTTGCCCAACGGAGTAGATACAACTACCATCTTGTAGCACCACAAAGATATACATAATCTTTGAAGATGCAAACTTCTTATTATAAAATCAATTGCCTTCGTTTATTTTCTAAGTTTTTTTTATGCAAATATATAGAAAATTGACTATATATCCAAAAGGGAGAGCGTAGTAATATCCAAACATGCTTTATAACATATAACAAAAAAGGTGAAAAAACTGTATATAATATATTGCTCTCCAATACAAAGTTGTTAACTTTGCCGCACATTAATTAACATATTCAATGCTATTATGAAAAAAGTTTTATTGAGTCTAATTGTTGTTTTTTCTATGAGTTCTTGTGCTTCAATTTTTACACCTGCAAAGCAAACAATTACGTTTTCAGGGATGGAGGGCACTAAAATTTATGATAATGGCAGAAAAATTGCAACAATTGACGAAAGCGGTGAAGCAACCGCGCGAATAAGAAAAAAGTTATCCTCGAAAGAATTAATTGCTAAAAAAGAGGGTTATAAATCAACGCCGTTTTTACTGGAAGCAAGATTTAATCCTATTTCTTGTATAAATCTTTTGAATGTGATTGCATGGGGAATTGATTTAGGAACCCAAAAAGCATGTAAATGGGATAACACATATATTGAAATTGAGATGGAACAAAAATAATATATAACAATGAAAAAGATTTTATTTATATTAGTTGCCGTTTTAACAACTGCTATGTGCTTTGCACAAAGTAAGTTTGAACCGCAAATCAAGGTTGTATATGATTTAGGTATTGACGATGACAAAAACCAGTCTTTTGGTGCAGAATTTCTCGCTGGATATAGGTTTAATGAAAACTTTAGGTTTATTTAAAAATTATGCTTGATGATATTCCTTTGAAAGGAGACGATAAAGCTGAATTTTTAAATTTTATATATAGGCTAAATTCTGATGAAGGATTTCAAAAAGCTAAGATTAAAATTAGAATGAGAGATATTGGAGAGGTGAACTCGAAAGAGCAATTACCACTTCAAATGATGGATTTAATTTTAGGAGCCATTTGTTTCAGATTAAACAATAAGCATAAGATAAAAGATTTAGATACAAATAGAAGAGGCAAGCGTGCAATATTGAAAGAAAAGCTGTATAAGCATATAGTAAATCAAATAAGAGAATTAAAGCCAGGGTTTAATATTGGAGAAAGCACTGGAATTAGTGCTATGGACGATAGATGGAATTATCCATATTCTCATTGGAGTTTTAAACCATACTCTTATACCAGAGATTATTCTAAGGCTAAAAATAAAAAAGATAGCCCGTTGAAACCTACCAAGTGAGCTACGCAAACACGTAGCCTTTCAGTTTGCAAGGGACTATCTTTTCTGCTACAAAGAAAGTCTTTTTGGGGGATAATAGCAAATATTGAGGTGATTTATTATAAAATAATAACTAAATTAATAATTAGCCTTATTCCTTCGTTATACCGATTATGGTAATAATTGCCACAATATTATAAATATGAGAAAGCATGGGAAAAAGGCAAAAGACATCCAAACGCTACGCAGACCGAACATCGTCAGAGAAAGAAATAGGCAGCATCGCTAAAATCTTTTTCGTAAGAAACTCAATTAAGTAGGAATAAGCTTCGTCACTATCACTGGTTAAGTTTATTCCTGCTTTTTCCAATGTAAAGTTGGCGATGTGAAATATCTCGTGCGCTAATATTGACAACCCTTTTATATCTTTCGGCAAATTTGGCATATACAAAATCATTTGTCCGCCAGGCAATAAAAAACTTTTTCCCTTTTCTTCTCCACTAATCATAGAAACGATTTCGGAAGACTTCTCGCACCCGAATATCTTTGATAGTCTTGCCTTCAGGTGCTTTTTTTTCTCCAAAATGAACCATTACATCCCGGTCATAAATGTCTATGCTTATTATCTTATTCATAACAAATATGATGTTTGTGCTTTATATATAATAATACAAATATAGGGAAAATAGCTAAGAAAATGTTCTTAAACATGCGAATTATTATTAAAATAATATTTTGTATTTAGATTTTGGAGTATTTTTGTCTCACAAAAGAATAAACATCATGTCAAAGGAAGTATATACTCGTAAAAATTTTAGGTCTTCATTATTAAGGCAAATCATTATTAGGTGTGACTATTCAAGTCTAACGGACTTAAATGGTTTTATAATGAAATTAAAATCCTTAGAATGGTTCCAAAATCTTTTTGCGGGTTATCGTCTTGTCAGGACGAATAATTTTAATCTACAAATAAATCCCAAAGCAATAGAGGATAGATTTATCCCTCTTGAGGTAAACGAGACTGGCAATATTCATCGCTTTTTTGATTGCAAGATAGAGCCTAAGCAAAATTCATCTATGGATATAAGCTCTACTTTTATTTGCTTTACAATAGGATGTAACGACTCTTATAATACGATAGACCCTTATCTTGACTCTATTACAGACATCATAACTACCTTAAAAGAATATGATTCTTATGTGCAAATAGAGAGGTTGGCTATAAGAAAAATAGATGGCAAGGACTATGCTCCATTGGAAGAAGCATATAAAACTTTTGAGGTTATGGAAGATTTGGAGAAGAACATTATAGACAATGTAAAACCTATAAAAAAAGTTTATACGGATGCCTTTATATCTAATGACGCAAATATTAAAGTTAATTTTACTCGCGGATTAGAACGTTTTAAAAACGGGTCTATTAGATGTATTTTAGATATGGACGGCTATATTGACTCATCCCTTGTACCACTTAATGAAGTAACAGATAAAAAGGGAATAGAATCATTATTGAAAGATAAAATAAACGATGAATTGTTCAAGTTGTTTAGAGCGAGCGTAACAGAGAATTTTTTATCTAAAGGACTTATATCATGAAAACAAAAACTTCATCTGCCAATATAGAATTTAGTGTTACAAGAGCTTTTGAAATAAAGGGTAATCATTCCTCTTATGGGGGAGGAATTGATTGGGCCGCTCAAACGTCAATAGGAAATCAGACGAGGGCTATGTCTTCTAATAATAATCAAAAGAGAGTCAATATAACGGTTTGTAAGAATGCTAAGGGGTGGTGAAACAGAAATACCGATTACAAGCTCTGGTACTTTACGCGTAAAGATATTTATTATAGGATATAAAAATCAGGGAGAATCTATTGTAATATTGTTTATAGATACCGGTGAAAAGGGATGCCCTGTAAAATATTCTATTGTAATAGACTGTTTCAAATACAATAAACGGAATATTACAGATGAAATATTAAGGCATTATTCGGTTAGTACCGTTTCGATGTTATGCTGGACGCATCCCGATTTAGACCATTCTGTAGATATTGATACATTAATAAAGAAGTATTGCAAGGAAAGTACACAAATATTGCTGCCGGAGCATTTTTATAACGAATCAAGTGATATTATTACAATAAATAATAAAACACTTCGAGGGGCTGTTGATAAGGTCTTTAATCTGAATAGATTAAAAAAGAGAACTGTTGCCAATATCAGCGCAACAGATAGGGGGTATAATGAAATTAAAAGTTTGAAATTTGCAGGAGTCGACAAGGACGTCTTTGTTTCAGTGAATGCTGTTACTCCTATATCTTCTATTTTAGCAAACTATGTGAAGAAAGGGAAACACAATGTAAATAAGAACGAACTATCAATATCATTTATAATTAATATAGATGAGTATTATCTATATTTTGGTGGGGATACGATGAATGGGCATATAGATGCTATAAATCCGGCTTATTTAGAGCAATGCCGTTTCGTGAAAATCCCACATCATTCGTCTGATACTTCTACAAACCTGGTCCATTACTTGTCACAGGATATAGATACTGCATGCACAACTATATTTAGCAAGCATCATTTGCCCAAAGAACATGTTTTGCAAGAATATTGCAATAAAGGGAAAGTATTTTCTACCGGTGGGCAGAACAATAAAAAGTATAATTATGGAGTAGTTGAATACGAGTATGATTTTTCAAAAGAAGAAGTTGATATGAATATTAAATTGCACGGGAATGCTATTAGCTTGAATTAATGTAAGCCAGACATTAAGCCTGGCTTTTTCTTTGCATGACATCCCCATCGGTTTCCACGACACAATCTTCTCCATGAATGTAAACATATACCGATGCTATATCCTTTTGGATAACATTTACTTTTGCCCGGTCGTACACGTTAATGAATACCTTGCAATACTGTGAACAGTCAATGGTTACTTCGCTGTCATGGCGCACGTAAATATCACATACAGAAAAGCCATCAAATAGGAGAGTACCTTTACAATTTCCGTTCAAAACAGAAATTTGTGACATGTTGCGTTTCTGCACATCTTCATCCACAAAAATATTATTCTTGTGGAGAAGGTCTTTGTCGAAGTGTCCTTTTATGAAAGTGTTGGTAGGGTAATTGTGCTTAATGGCAAAATCAATCCCATGCAGATACTTGTCAATTAATCCTTGTTGGGTAGGAGTTCCCCATGCTTGTTGCCACGGTTGGCATAAACCAAGTGTGATTGCTTGGTTTAGTAATGTTCTGCTTAAATCCTTTTCGTTCATAACGCATTATATTTTCAATATTAACGGAAATAAAATCCCTTATCTTTCGTTAGCTTAGCTGAATGTATTTCATTCCTTAGTTCGGAAACCTCATTAAGGATTGCTTCATTACTGTAGGCGGTTCTTCTTGTGTTTTCTGTAATCATACTCAGTTGCCGCAGTTGTGCTTCTGCTATAACATTCATCTTGGGAAAATCCTCTTTGAAAAACCTTTCTTGTAATGTCCGTTTTATACTTACATCTGCACGAATACCGTTTATGTAAGAAGCTAAAATATCAGCGGTTTCTTCTGTAATGTTTTCCTGTATTCCTTTAGACAAGCTGGAACTATTCTTTTCGCTTTCTTTTAAGCTTGCCCCATACCTTTTCTTCATATACGCGTCCACTTCGTCAAGTGCACTATAGTAAGCATCTGTTTTCTTGTCAAGGCTCATTAAATAATCGGCTATGCCTTTTACCTCTTTGTTGTCAAGAGAGAAATCCTTTCCGAAATAACCATTCATACCATCTTCACCAAAAAGCATTACCTGTAGTTGTTTCATTGCCGGCTCTAATACGCCAATTTTAAGTACGGAGTTCATAACGCTTCCCATGATGTCAGCAACCTTGTTCCTAAAAGCCTCTGCTCCGTTTTCGCCTTTTTGCCAAGCTTCATATAAGGCATCCCCAAGTTCTGATGCCCACCCTTTTAAGTCTATTCCGTATAGTGTTTCTGCTGTTTCCTCTGCAAAATCCTTGACTTGCTGTTGCATTTCTGCAATTTGGGCTTCATAGTCGGCAACCTTGCTTTGGTCTACGTCTTTTTTGTCGAGTTCAGCCTGCTTTTGTTTTTCCAATTCAGAGATTTGTTCTTCCATCAACGCCCGCTGATAACCGTATGCTCCCCCTTCATCGTATGCGGAAACCCGTTTATTGAGTTTTTCTGCCTCCTTAGAATATCGGGATAAAGCAACCTCGTCAAAAATATTTAACTTATCCTTTTTTCGTATTGCTTCGATTTGGCTGTTTAGCTGAATAAGCTCGCTTCTGTCTTTTTCTGCATCGACCAGCTTCATTTCAGTTCCACTTCCTAAGAAATGTTCTAAGCTCCCTTCTATTGCATCATATACATTTTGTAGCTCTTGGACTCGTAATTTACTCTTTTCAATAGCCCTATCAAGCTTCTTGTCGTGCGCTTTGGCAATGCTTCCGATAATATTAGGTATAAACGATAAAGCACTGGAGGCCATTTGTATGGGGTTCCCACTTGTTAGCCCTCCTACTAAACTTCCCAATTCCCCGGTTAACTCTCCTACAAGTCCAAGAGTATCAGCCAAATCGTCATTACCGAATGCGCTGAACATATTCGCCCATGCATCGGTGACACCTTGTATCATTTGTGCGGCTGCATTAGTATTGCTACCAATCACCTTTAAGGCGTCTTGCTTCTCCTCTTCACCCTCTGCTGCTTTAAGTTTTTGAAACCCGTCAATAACTCCTTGAAATGGATTTTGAGAGTTTAGTTCGTTTTGCGTTTTCTCTATTTGTTTTAGAAGCCGAAGATATTCTTCTAATGATAAAATGTGTTTTTTGTTATCATTGTCCGTTAGCTCAAATTGGCTTTTGCCGGTTATCGGGCCTTTTTGTTCAATCGCCGATTCAGAGAACTTTTTAGCTTCATTCACCAGCCTACGAAGATTGTTATATCCCATATTAGTGGTATCTCCGAAGAGCTTCTGCCAAAGAGGTAATAACTTGATTGATTCGTCATTTAACTCTTGTATCTCTTTGTTCATTTTTTGAGTATACGCCTCTTTCCCTTCTTGGGTTGTTGCAGAATCAATTAGTTCTTGATATTTGCCTTTTACCGCCTCTATTTTTTTCTCAATAGAGGCAAACTCCATTATAGTTTTTTGTTCATCAATCAGGCTAAAATCATTCTTTTCTTGAATTTTATCATTGATTTCTTTTTGCAGAGATAAAATCTCATTTGCTGATTTTCCAAACTTTTCTCTAATTGCCTTTTCATCCAATCCAAGCACTATATCCACCGGCATGTCAGAATAAGCCCCAGTTTTTTTTCTTAGCTTAGCCTTTAATTCATCTATTAAACTATCGAAACCAATCTCTCCGCCGAAAGCAATGCTCATAGATTGCTCTCTACTTCCAGTTATGTCAAATAATTGTTTGTATAAATCCCATTTCTTCCCAGATTCAGAGATAGACCTTTCTATCTCCTTTAAGGCATTATCAACTTCTTGCTTTGCACTGTCAATTCCCGCCTTGTCAATCTTGACGCCAAGAGAAATGTATAAATCTTCTTGCTTCTCTTTACTGCGGTCTAACTGTCCTTGAATGTATTTGTAAGCTTTGCTTGGGTTGTTCAAATCTAAATTAACACCCTTCTCATCAAAAACAGATGAAAACTCGGATATGCCTTTTACTCTTTGGGTGGCCGCTTCATCTCCTTCTATCTTTCTCCATTTCTCATAGCTGGAAACGGCTTTGTCTATGAGGTCGGAACGGTCTTTCCATTGTTCAGCGATAGGGTCTTTTTCGCTTCCGGATAATTTTTCCAATCCTCCTAAAGCCTTATAAATTTTCCTTGTAGCTTCAAGTTCCTTATTGTAGGATGCCAGTTGCTTTTCTGAATATTTATTTCCAGATGCAAACGCTTTTGTTTTTTCCTCCAGGTCACTGATATTACCGGAAAGCATTTCCATGTATTCTTCATAAGAGGTTCCTTCTTTCGGCTTTATGGCATCCATATCTCCTGCAAGTTTATTTGCCTCTTTTTCCCAATCAGCCAAAGGCTTGCTTATGTCTATTTTATTCATGGAATGATAAGATTGCCTTGCTGTGTCTATAATGTTAGCCAAGTCCAGACTTTGTTTTTCAAGTTCCAATAGTCTATTTCTTGCTTTGGTGATGTCTTCCGGTTTGTATTTTGCGAAGGACAATTCTCTTCCGTTCTCATCAAACCTTCTATATCCTCCTTCTCTAATAATACCGGCAAGTCTCTCCCTTTCGGAATCAATGCTTTGCTTTTGTATTTGAGCATTTGCCATCGTTCCAATAAACTGCTTCTTGTATAAATCTTTCTGTTCTTGCGATAACTTTCGCATCTTCTCAACAGAAAGAGATATTGCTACTCCATATTTATCCGTTTGAGTAACTGCATCTGTAAATGTATTGGCAAGATTTTTGGTAATTCGCCCTAATTCTCGGCTTTCTTCTGCACTTTTATTGGCTTTTTTGCTAAGGGTTTCGTATCGGTCAATAAGGCTGTCAACGGCTTTATTCCCTTGCATTTTGTCGTTCGTATCGGAAATAGCCTTATTTAAATCTGTAATAACCTCTGTTGTTGTCTTTGTTTCTTCTCTGAACGCATAAAACAGTGCTATAATTCCGGATAAAGCTCCTAATAATAAACCTAATGGGTTAGCCTTTGTCACTAATCCAAGTAGTGCAATAGCGTCTTTTAGGCTTCTAACACTTGCAGTTAATGATATGAAGGTTTTTATTAGTTTGAGGTTTACCGAAGATGCTAATAGAGCCACTGTTTTATAAGTACCATATGAGGTGATTATTGGAATGAATACTTTGGCGAAGTCTTCCCAATGCTTCATCAGTTTAGTAAGTATCTCCAAACTATCCGAAAGCACACCGCTATTGCTTTCCGCAATGTCAGCCATCATCACATCCCAAGCGTCCTGCAAGTTGCTCCACTTGCCTGCAAGGCTTTCCGCAAGAGCCTCCTGCATGTTGTAGAACTTGCCTCCCTCGTTGGTCAAATCCCAGAGGACATCCTTCACCATCCCGAAGCTTACTTCCTTCCGGCTGATTTTGTCAAATACATCTCCGGCAGATGTCGCTACTCCCGTAAGCTTAGTAAGCCGTTTCGCCAACTCGTCCACCAAAGGAATACCTGCTTCTGTAAACTGCCTCAATTCCTGCCCACGGAGAAAAGCTGCACTGCGCACCTGCCCGTACGCCAATATGATACGTCCCATATCGACACCCACACCTGCGGAAATGTCGGCAAGTCGTTTGGTCGTATCGTAAAGCTCTTCATACGGGATGCTGTATGCGGACAATTGTTTGGCGTATGAAGCCAGTTCTTTAAACTGAAACGGAGAGGCAACCGCTAAATCCTTAATGCGGTTGAATATGGTTTCCGCCTTCATACTATCTCCAAGAATGGAGGTAAGGGCAATGCGTTGTTTCTGAAACTCTCCGCCAATGGTATATAATCCCCTTACAAAACGCTCTAAAGTGTATATGGAATACACATTGGCGATTTGATTTTTCAGTTCTCCGGCTATCCGTGATTGAGAAGACATTGTAGTGTTTGTCCTCTTCATTGCCGCATTGTGCGTATCGGAAGCCTTTGCAGCCTGCATTCGGGCAATCCTAAGCTGTTCAAGGGCTTTTTGTGAGTTAACGTAAGCATCTGCACGGATTATCTGCGAAACTCCCCTCATGGCTCTTAGTTCGCTTGCATCAACGCCATGTCCTTTAAAAGCTTCCTTGAGTTTTTTAATACTTTCGCTATCTACATCCAGCTTTACCTTGTAGGTCTTGTTTTTCAGCAAGGCTTCTACCTTGTCTTCAATCTCCTTTATATCTACTTTTAATCCAACCTTTGCACTGGTCGTGACGTGCATATTCACAAGTTTTTTCTTGATAGCTTCGTACTCTTGTTCTGTATAATCTTTCAAGTGAACGCCAAAATTCAAATTTCCGAGGTCTGCCATATTTATTCTTGTTTTGTATCTTGGGGGATAGCGTTAATACCGTTTACTATAAAATCATTGAGGGAAAGTCTTTGCCCTTTCATTTCCCGCTCTTTTCTCTTTTCTTCCCACTTCCTTTTTAAATCTTCCATTTCTTTGGCTGTGTGCGTTTTTTGTTCTGTGTCTGCTTTGTCATACACTACAATCGGAGCATCGCACATCAGAAGTTCGTATTGAGCACAGGTCAATACCCAGTCCATATACCAATTAGGGATATTAATCATTCCCCAAAGAAGAATTAACGGTCGTGTCAGTTCCGGATGTTTTTCTCCGTTTGCAAATGCTGCTCCTGCCGAAGTTCTTGAAGGATACGTTCTGCTTCCTTTCTCGTCATCGTCATTATCGTGTCTCTCATTCCGGTCAAGAACATGGTAGCATTCAAGTATTCCAGTTTCTGCAATTCCACTTTTTTTTTACCGATAACAACAATATCGGTTAACTCTGTGTCTGTGTATTTTTCCCATAGCATACGCCAATATATCCAATGGAAAAGTCTTATCTTCCACCAATTATTCAGAATAATGAGAGAGGCACATTTGGCAGTAACTTCATCCTCACTTTTGCAGGAATGTAAGACATGGGTTAATTTTCGTATTGTTCCACGGTGCAGCCATTTTATACCGAACTTTTTTCCTCTTATCGTAATATAATCTATGCTGTTCTCCAGCACGTCGTCAAGCGTTTTCTGCTCTGCTGTGGTAGGTTGATTTATTGTTTTATCGTTCATGCTGTGTTATTGTAATGTGTGGAAAAGGAGAAGGCGGCGGCAATAACGCACACCGCCATATTTTTAAATCAAAGAACCGTCCTGGGTAACTTCCACCGCACTGAACTCATTGGCGGTGAATATGCTGACCGTAGCAGCCCTTTCTGCTCCGCTATTCTTGTCGACTTTGACCGTCACCACTTTCCCGCTAACCGAGGTTTTGCACCATGTTTCCGTTGATGAAGCAGAGACAGAGCTTTCCTCGGTTGTTGCGGTAATGGTTTTCCCTGTATTATCTGCCGCGCTGGTAAAAGACAGGGAAGCTGGAGCTACGGTCAGCCGGCTTTTTTTGTCAAGAAAGCGATATTATCTTCGGAAGAGGAGCCGGACGAAGCGCCATCTTCAAGTTCAATAGTTCCGCTAAGCGCAAAAGCGAATGGGGTAGTGGACGCATTCTCAAACAAGGGGCGTGCGTAAACGGCCATTCTTTTTACAAGCAGACATTTTTCTCCGTCGCCACTTATAAGCGCAAATCCTACGTTCTGTTTCTTGCTGTTTAGCCCAGCAGAGAATCCCTTGAATTGCTGGCCGTTGATAGTCGCTAGCTCAATATCAGTGGTTTTCCCAAGAAAATATTCTACCAATTCCTTGCTTACACTTGGAACGGTAGCAGCGAAAGTAATATCTCCTGCTGTACTGGTGACAGCCCAATCCGCTTGCAGACCGTGCACCTTTGTACGGTTTAATGTCGGTTCTGCTTGGGACAAGGAAAGGGTATCTACGGTAACGGGCAAATCAAAATCCGGAGCTACCGTGGTAAACTTTGTAATGCCACCCTTTACCAACATAATGGATGAAAGACCGCTAAATACATCTTTCAATTCCTGCTTTGTTTTCATTGCCATAATAAATAGTTTTAATCGTTTTATTTTATGTTTATTTTATCACAAGGTCAGTCCTTATCAATGTTGCGCTGAACCCTAATCCGTCATTTCCTTTCAAGGTCAATTTGGGGTTTGAGGCACTTATGAAATTGTCGCTGATAGGGAATAGGGAAAGAATATCTCCTACAATAGTGTCCATTTGTTCCAAGTCTTCCGCACTTCCCTTTTTCTGTCTGACATACACTTCAATGGTGCAATAGGTACGGATATTTCCAAATCCGCTGCCATAGGTCATGGAAGACAACAAGCCGGGCAATGACACCACAATGAAATTATCCATTTGCTTAGGCACAGCAGCGGGACGGTCATTTGTGAACACATTCTCACTTACCGTCTTTGCTGCGTCAAACAATGATTTAAGCGCGTCTTTGTATTTAAAATCCTGTTCGTACCCCATATCATTTCATTGGTTTAAAGGTCATTTTAGCAATGCTTTCCGCGTAATCAAATGTATCTGACAGTACATTTAACCCCTTCTTTGACTCCAAGTAGTTAGAATATTCCGTACCTGTACACATCACTAATCCTATGCCATCATTTGGAGTTTTATATGCTTTGAGGAAATTTACAGAAGTGGTTAAACCGTACTCCCCGTTGGTGCCAATCAAGTTGTATTTTTTTATGGGAATAAACTTACCACTTTCATAACTTTGGACCATTATCACGCCAATACCGTCTCCTCTGCTAAGCTTGGGGCGGGTAGGATTTTTTAATCCTTGTGTCACAACGGCGGTAATTATACGAGATAATTTACCTCTATAATAAATTCCAACAGCTAATGAAGTTAGAGTATTTCCGGTTACATTATGGTACTTGGCTGATACTACTCCGTCTTGCAGAAGTCTGATTCCGATTTCTGTTATTCTATCCAGCAAATATTCATCAATGATATTTCTCATCTTTTTTTTGCCTTCTTCCAAGACTTTAGCATTATCTCCCATTTCCCTAATTCTTAGCCAGATTGAAATACAGCGTTGTTCCCATTTCCGTAGGATAACAATCCGTTACTACGCATGATTCAAAACTTCCTCCGTAATCGGTAACATCCACAAGGTCTCCCGCAATGATACCCTTCACAAGTCCAGGAATGTCTATTGCATAATCACTCTTTATGACATTACTTTTTGTAAATGTCCTAAGGCTTGTGTTTCCGTACTTGTTGCATTTCCCTACATACAATACGGTCTCGTTTCCTTCGTCAAAAGATGTTTCTCCGGAAATACGATACACTTTGCATGTATGCGGAAAACGTGGATTATTTACTTTCATAGCGGATACCTTTTATTCATGTTCATACCCAAGTTGACAATTCTGACAGATGATTTACGGACGTTCTCTCCATACAATGCGTATATGTCATTTGCCATTTGCCGAAGGTTACGTTTGTCATAGGCAGAGCTTTGTGTACCACCCTCCTTGTGCTTCCATACACCATTGGCATCCTCTACGCTTCCAGTTACGCTCGGTGTACTTGCGCACCACATATAAAGGTCTGCCCGGCACAAGTCTTTCTGGCGTTTTTCCAACGTGCTGACATCCGTCCCCGGTGCAATTCCCCTGTCAATCAGTATGGTGGAAATAGCACTGTCCGTAACTTCAAAACCGACACAACCACGGAGATATTCCTCTATGGTAGTGCCAGTATTTGTATTTTGAGAATCCTTCATGGTTATTTACCTTTAATGTTCAAGTAGTAGAACCAGCGAACCTTATTAGGAACAACCAATCCGGTCACTTCTGATTTGATTACCTGCGTCATGGTTTCATCATTGAATACCTGACGTATCAGAGTGCGGCCGCCGTCATACAATGCCGTACGGGCACCCGGTGTTTCCATGAAAATAGGACGTCCACATTGTACATCACCCAGGTCTTCATTTGGAACATATGCCAATACTCCCTCTTCAAAGCTTTGCAAATTCTTGTATTGTATAGCTTTGGAAGATTCGTCATATTTTTCCACTACGGATATTGAATCGACAATTCTGATTTCAGCACCGATACGCGCTTCAATGAAAGCTTTGATTGTTTCGTCGGGGACAAGATTGGCAAATGCCAACTGCATGCCTTTATCGGAAATATCCGGGCGTGTCGCAACTGTGTACATTTGGCGGAAATACGGAAGGTTAATCAAATCCTCAAAGGTCGTCTTGGAGCATTCCCAGTGACCAGCAGGCGCAAAATCCTTTTCTTGTGAATCGCGTCTGACTTGCCTCATGACTTTTATCGGGTCTATTGTAGTACCCAAAGCTTCTTCCTGCACCGCTTCGCTTTCCGGCTTCTTATACCAGATAGAATTCTTGATATTCTTTTTAGGCACGCCGAAATCTATAGTCAATTCAATACCAAGCGGGTTGTTAGCTGCGTCAATGATTAGCTTACCTTTGTTGGATACAACCTGATTTCGCTGGTATAGAAATGTATTGTAGTTACCACCAAGCAAGCTGTCCACTCCATTAAACAGAAGCTCCATTATTGTAGACTCAATTTCCGGAGTGGTACCGCCAATGGCATCCATCAGCATCATTTTTTCTCTTAGGATTTTGCGGCTCAGTACAATCTCATGCTTGAAGGTTGGCAATCCACCCATTTGCAGGGACATTCCGTCTGTAGATTTGGTTGCACCATCACTGTCAATATCCACATAGGTAGCCAGCGTGTATGCACGGACTGTTGCTTCTATCTGCTCATATGTGGGATTCAGAGGAATATTAGGATTTAACGGGAAACCCATTTGGGAGAACGTTTGTTCCGCATTGTATTTTTCGGCAAACATGTCATTAATCCATGCTTCCAGCGGTTTATTCCCAGTATATCCCAATGCTGCAAGGCCTTTCCCTACAATGTCGTAAAATTCTTTGTTTCTTGTGTACATATTATTCTCCTTTCTTTATTCGCCAGATTCACGCACAAATTCAATCATAGGCAGCTGTGCTTCTACCGATTTGGGAATGCCACCACCGAACACCCTGTCTGCATAAATTCTGCCTGCACGTACAACTGCGCATGTTGCAAGGATACAGCCTTCAGGGATACATACGTCTTCAAATACAAGGCCGTTGACATCGGTTAGCTTTCCGCCGGCGGGAACTCCTTTGACAGTTTCCTCAATATCTCCCGTTACTCCGGTATTTCCTGGAATAAACATGTATGCGTAAAGTTGGGCAGCGGTTTTTTGCGTGAAAGTCACAGTAGCCCCACTACATATTACATCCCATTCTTTAAAAGAAGATTTTGCTCCAACGATTTTGGCAGCTACCAGTTCTGGGGTACTTTCTGCGTCGCTTTTTACGGTAACCGAATAGATTTTCCCGCCTAACACAATAGACAAATCCCCGTCTCCGGATGCCTTTTCAGTGATAGTAAGCGTCACTACTGTCTTTACACCAGTCACTCCATCTGCTGTAATTACCTCTACCCGTTTGCCTGCTCCTTTGAATTTTACCATTGTGCCGGCATGTATAATATCACCAGGCTTTAATCCCATTCCGGCGACATCAATCATACCACCACCCTGATATAATTCTCTTACTCTTGACCAAACAGGAAAATTTCCGCCAAATCCCGACCGGGATTGACTGATAGTGTTGAAAGTTCCTAATTGTCTCATTCTTTGTCTGTTTTAATGTGTTTATTGTTTTCGAGGAAGTTTTCCTTGCGCTCTTAGCCGGTCTTTGAATGCTTCACGGCGGCTTTTTGCCTGTTCTTCTCCGGTTTCTGCATACTGGTTGATACTCGGGGAAGCGCCATTTCCGAAAATAGCCTTGTATCTTTTTTCATAATTGCGTTTGGCGCAACTGACAATTTCTTCCACTTCCATATTTTGGGTGATTTTCACGTCAGATATGGCGATATTCAGGATTTCATCGTTACAGATATTTTTGCCCCCGTTTTCAATTTGAGATTTCAACAAGTCCATAGACTGGACTTTTAAGTCATGGATTGACGCGGCGTTTTTCTCCGCCTCCCTCTCTTCCTTCAAAAGCAAAATCTCATTTTCCATTTCCTTTAGCTTGTCGGCAAGGACGTTATCTCCTGCTCCTCCTCCTGAGTCAGGAGAACTCTGTTGAGGTTTGTAGTTTTTCTTAAAACTCTCAACTTGTGTTGCGACATCGTGATTGTACTGCCCTTGCATTCCTTGAAGAAAAGATGTCGCCTTGCTATAATAAGCGTCATCAGGCTCCATCCCTTCTGCTACCGGATTCAATTCTATGTACTTCATTAATGTCTGTGACGAAAGACTGGTTTGTCCTAATCTAGTCGTCAGTTCGGATAAGATTTGTTCTTTCTCCATCGTGTTTATTTAGTTTGTGTTATAAAAAAAAGAGCCTATCAGTGCTTTGTGCACTAATAAGCTCTTAGGCTTGCATATGTAAAATTGCTATTCTTCTATTCTGACGCTGATAAAATTACGACATCTTCGGCATACAGTCCTAAACAATACGCTACCGTGTATTATTTTTACATCGGTCAACTTTTGCCCGCACACCGGACATGTTACAAAATTCCCTTTTTCACTGGTCTGTTTTTCATCCAGCTTAGCGTCTATCTTTATCATATCACATGATTTAGTATTGCAAATATATAGTATATTTTCTAAAATACAATGCTTTATGTGTATTTTTATATGAGAAATATTAGAAAATTTATAATAAATCGTATATTTGCATTATATATAACTCATAGAGCTGTGATTCAAGCCGGAGTGTGCGGATTTATGCTGCATACGCCGGCTTATTTTTTTTATGGAACACGACAAGATTGTATATACGAAAAAGGGAGAGGGTGTATTCAGTTATGAATACATAGACAGGTTGCGTAATTTGAAAAATGATTTCAATGTTATAGCTCAATCCGGAGGGCAGGAGAACTCATTAGCTTCCGATGCCGACATTGTTATTATGGGAGGAAATCGTGGCGGTTCAAAAACATTTACTTTATTAATGGAATCCTTGCCAGACATTAAAAATCCACGTTTTAATGCCGTTCTTCTGCGTAACGAGAAAGATGACCTTAGAGATATGATTAACACGTCGTATCTTATTTACTCCCAATTTGGAACTTATAACCGTTCTATATCGGATATGACTTGGAATTTTGGAGAAAACGCGGGAAAACTGTGGTTTTCTTATTTTGCTGATAATTTTGAGGATTTCAAGAAACGCTTTCAAGGTAAACAGTTCTGTTATATCGGTATAGACGAAATAACCCATTGTTCTTATGACAAGTTTAAATACCTTATCACTTGCAACCGTAACGCTTATGGTATTAAAAACCGTTTTTGGGGTACTTGTAATCCGGATCCGGATAGCTGGGTGCGCGTTTTTATAGATTGGTGGATAGGAGAGGATGGGAATCCTATGCCAGAACGCGATGGAAAGAAAAGATATTGTTTTATGGATGGAGATTCTCCCAATAATATATTTTGGGGAGACACGCCAGAAGAGGTATATGAACAATGTAAATCCATCATAGACCCTCTTTGGAATGATGCTTACAAAAAATTGGGATTTAATAAGAAAACAATGTTTGTCAAGTCAGTCGTCTTTATACGGGCACGTTTGGAGGATAATATCAAATTGATTGAGGCTGACTCAAATTATGCGGCTAATCTTGCCCAGCAGGATGAAGAATCCCGCGCTCGCGACCTCGAAGGAAATTGGAATTTTAAAGCGGCTGGAGACGATATTCTTAAAATCGAACACATGGAGCGTTTCTTCAACAACTCCGCCCAATATGGAGATAATAAGCGAAGGGTATCATGTGATATTGCGTATGAAGGCGGAGACAATCTTGTTCTATGGTTTTGGATTGGGAACCATATCGAGGACGTATATGTGAGCCGGGACAACTCTAAACGCACGGAAGAATGCGTTGCTTACAAGCTAAGAGAATGGGGAGTCCTGGAGAAAGACTTTGTTTTTGACTTGAACGGCCCCGGACAGGATTTTAAAGGGAAATTCCCCGATGCTGTAAAGTTTAATAATATGGCAGCTCCAATTCCGATGGCAAAGGCCGATGAAAAGTCAATCAAATATATTTATTCTTCCTTGAAATCACAATGCGCTGATATTCTCGTTAAGAAGATTAAGAATGATGAAATTTCGATTAATCCCGATTTGTTGTCGCGTAAGTTTTCAGGAAACGGATATTCAGATATGACACTTTATAATATCCTGATGAAAGAACGCAAGGCCATCCGGGATGCAGACACAGATAAAGGCTTCTCTTTAATTAAAAAGGAAGTGATGAAAAAGTACGTCGGTCATTCTCCCGACTTTATAGAGGCTATGATTTACAGACAGATTTTTGATATAAGAAAACAACACACTAAACCAAAAGGATTATGGAGAATATAAGTACACGACAGATTATGGTACGCCGCCCGTTTCGGAGAATATTGCCAAATGGATACAAACAAGCAGTAGGGGTTATATCTGGCAGCTTGTCCGTTAATGAGCCTTTAGACAATCCGACATATCAGATAATAACTCAAATGGATTTTTTGAGGGAATTTGAGCCGTCCGGACATGCTATAAATGACCCATTGGTATATCCGGACAGATTAAGACAAGACCCTGAAACAAAAGAGTGGTTTAGAGAGTCCGTTATCAGATGTGCTTTTGCGTTTCAGAGGATTATAACAATCAAACACCTGGTCCATCTTTGTGGAAACGACATTCAATTTGAGCTGGAAGGGGATACCGAAAATGAAAAAGTAAAGGATACATTTTTTAAGTTTCGAACCGGATGGGCTGTAAAGGACATGGAGATAGCATGGTATGAAGCGGCAAAATCCGTAAAGATAACGGGGGACACAGCATTTGTAGGTTATCTCCGAAAAGGAATTTTCTATTGGAAAGTCCTTTCTTTTGAGAAAGGAGATACGTTATATCCCCATTTCGATAATGTTACAGGAAAACTTACATTATTCGCCCGTTCCTATTCCGATTTTGACAATGATGGAAATACAGTTACAGACTGGCTTGAAGTTTGGGATGAGAAATATCTTCGCCGTTTTAGAAAAGGGAAAGGTGCGTATAGCAAAATAAAGCAAGTGATAAAGAACTTGTTTGGATTAAGCGGATACGAACTTGTATCTTCTCAGGAACATGGCTTTACATTTATCCCTGTGGCTTATCACAGAAATGAAGCCGGCGCTTGTTGGTCTCCTTCACAAGACAGCATAGAGCAATATGAACTTGCTTTCTCGCAATTGTCACAAAACAATACAGCTTACGCTTTCCCGATTATGTATTTCAAAGGCGAGGGAGATAGTATTAATATAGAGGGCGGGATTGATGGCACTATAAAGTGTATATCAATGGGACCGGATGATGAAGCCGGTTATCTTAACAAGCAAGATGTTTCCACTGCCTTTACCAAGCAGCTTGATACTTTATACAAGTTAATTTATGAGCAGTCTTTTGCGGTAATTCCACCGGAAGTAAGAAGCGGAGACCTTCCAGGTGTAGCCATAAAGCTGCTTTATTCTCCTGCTTTTGAAAATGCCATGAAGGATGCCCAAGAATATAACCATCTCATTGACGATATGGTAAAGATATTCACTTATGGCTATGGGGTGGAAACCGAAAATCTTATCGACTTGCAAAATTTGAATGTATATGCTTGGATAAAGCCGTATATACATCTGAATGAATCTGAACTTGTACAAAATCTTGCAGTTGCTGTTCAAAACGGGTTCTTGTCCCGACAGACTGCAAATGAGCAAATTCAGATGTATAGCAATCCTCGTGACTGGGATAGAATTATGAAAGAAAAGAAAGAAGAACAGCAGGCTGATATTCTTTATAAATTGAAATCCCAGCAGGTATCCGCCACAGATAATGAAGTTGAACATAATCCGGCAGGAGACGACAAGCTATGAAGCAACCTACAAAAAAACAGATACAGGATGCCAAGGATTTCATAAAATTACGTTTGCAGGCTGAAATATCTATGCAAAGTCATTTGGAGGAGCTTCTTGTACAAGCGGCAAAAGAGATTATAGATATATCATTCAAGTATGATATTCAGCCTGCAATGTTCCGGTTCTCTGCAAATGAGAACTTAAAGCGGGACGTAAGTGAAGTACTCCGTAAGTTGCATGAGTTAATTTACGATTACACGGAAACTCTTTCTGTATATGACAGAAAGGAGGAAAGAGATGCAATTGTAGATTTTATAAACAGGGAAGACCACGGGAAGACATTATCAGAGCGTATCAGCATTTATTGCAACCGATTTCTGTATGAAGTGGAAGCTGCCATTGCAGCCGGTCTGATAGCCGGAATCGGGAAAGATAAAATAAAGGGTAGTGTAAAGTCTTATCTTAATTCACCTTATACCAATCCTTATTTTAAGCGGGCGGTTTATAATGGCGGGGCTGCTGCCACACGTATTAAAACAGATGGTGTGAGTTATGGGGTAGGGAAGTCTAATTCCGCTTACAACTCGTTAAATACCCTTACCCGCTTCGCCGTAGGTTCTGCATGGATGTTGTTTTGGGGGCTTGAACATAAGGATAAAGGATATACGGGCTTTTATTCGTACCGTGGGAGCAGTTACCCATGCTCTTATTGCGACAGCATGGTTGGCTATCATCCCATATCCGACTATCAGAACCAGTGGCATATAAGATGCTGCTGCTATTTTGTGTTTGTATAATTAAAAATCATAATAATATGTTGAGAGGGAAGGAAGAAAAAATAACATTCAGCAAAGGATTGGGTTCTGAATGCAGAAAAGCGGGAATCAGTATAAAAGAGAAGGCTTTTGCCGACCTTTTAGCGTTAGGATGGAAAGACAAGGACGCCTATCTTATTTCCGGTCTTTACAATCCGGTATATAACCTGGAGATAAACAAGAAAAACATGAATACCCTTTTGTCCGACGATAAAGACTTCATGGACTATTTGACCTCTGCAAGCAGAAAGATTAAACGCAGGCAAAAAGAGAGCGAGAAAGAGGATGATATATTGGTAGATGGTATTAGTGAGGAAGATATTGCTTCCGAGCTATCAAAAGAAAACCAACTTCGTAAACTTATCGCTGCCCGTAAGAAATATGACGGGAAAGAGGGATGCAAGGAATGGATTGACCTCACTAAAATGATAGCAGACATTACTCAAATCAAAAAGGACGAAATAAAGGAAGAGGACACCACAGTGCATTTCTATCTGCCACTTTCATGCAATAATTGCTCCTTGTATCTTGCCGCTAAAAAGAAAGCCGGGAAGTGATACCCGGCTTAAGAAGTGTATTTCTGTTAGACCAATTCGTGTAAGTATTTACTGCCGCATTTTGCGATAAAATATGTTCTTCCCGAACTCATTTCCCATAGCTAAATTCTTATTCCCAAAGAAACTGCAAACATCGGGGATTTTTTACCTGTCTCCGCATCGACTGTTTCATACTCCTTGATGGAAGAATCTATATGAATTCCGCCATACTGATATGAGAAGGACAAAAGCATTGATTCTATTTTCCTTTCCAGCTCCTCTTTGTCTTTTCTTATCTGATAGCAAAAGTCTCTTTCATTTATCTGCTTACCTTTATCTAACGGTAGTACTGAAGCTATATCGGAGGGATAGTAATATTTTCCGTTTTCTCCTAAATATCTAACATTGTATCCGTTCTTGTCACATAACGCATCCTCTATCGCTTTCAATTTTCCCCCATTTTTAAGAGTTATTAGTATTGGCTCATTCATGATTATCCTCCATTTCCTTTTTCATCTCATACATCTGCCTTTCCTCCTCAATAATCTTAGCGTCTTCTTCGTCAGATATAGGTTTAGCATCCGCACGGTCAAGGGCACTCCCTATTGCCTTTAATACATCCACCTGTAACTCCACATCAATGCAATTGGCAACATATTGGGCATTACGCACTATAAGCATTGGCAGGTTATCTACCTTGTCTTCCAATGGAGTATTATTCAGCATCATAAACATCACACTTCCTGCCCCATATTCAACAGAGAAGTCCCCGCTTACGGTTGATACCTTAATAAAAGGCAAACCGCCTTTCTTGTACTTGACAAAAGTCATGTTCCCGATTTGTGTCTTTCCGAAATCCATAATCCTTATTTTTTTATTTTGTTGTTGTAAAACATATATTCTTCCCCTTTGTGTTGTATGAGTTCCATGCCGAACCTGTCACATATCAACGCCATACGGCTGCTCGGATTGGGGACGACAATGTCACATCCCTTTTCCTTTAAGGCATTGAGCAGATGTAAAAAGTTGCCTCTTCTTTCTTCCCGGCTTATTATTAAAGAAACTAATATGGCATTGCCACGTTTCCATAAATAGCCTGAAAACTTGTCCGAAGTAAAACCTATTTCCTTTGCAAAATCGCAGTCAGGCGGAATACAACCTCTTTCAATCTCTTTTTTTGTGATATGTAGTATCGTATCATTCTTCATATTTAATCCTCATTCAGGAAATCTTCGTCCGAATATTCCCAACCTTCAAACAGATTGGTCTTCGCCTCTTCCGCAATATTGGGCACGTGTCTCATAAAGTTATTCACAATATCCTCGTTGCCACACCACAGCGTATAGACATTGCAGTATCCCTTATCTGCACGTTTCCCCCGTACGTATCCGAGCGAAAGCATGTCAATGCCCAACTTCCTTTGCGAAACCGGGATGACCCCGTTCTTTTTACAAAACCGTTCATAGTTCTTGTATATATCCGAGGATGTCAGCTCTATGGAACCGCTCCCTTCAAATTCTTCCGGTTGGCACTCTTTGTATTTGAAATATTCCGAAATGCTCCCGTCCACGAGTTTCCCATCCTTTCCCGTAACACTCGAACGTATCCGCTCCAGTTTCAAATCAATCTTCCCGCCCAAGTTCTCAGGCATCCGCCAATTGTTCTTTTTAAGTTCGCACAGCCCTTTCACAATCCAAGCCATTATACCGGCATGTTCCGCTTTCATTCTTTCTGCGAGCATGGTGTCTCTCTTTTCCACCGGTATTGTCTTGTCAAAGTTTAGCACCAGGGCACGGCGCTGCATGCTCTCGTCGTCCGGGTCGTCACGGTTCAGGAAATCTTTCGGCTGCCAGCGGTAGTTGGAGTTGCACAGCATAATAGGAGGTCTCTGCATCATCGTGATATTCCCGCCTATTCCTCGGCAGGCAATCGGCTCTCCGCTGGATATAGCTTTTATAATGCTCATGTCCTTGAAATCACCCCGGTTGCTTTCCGTACAGTACATAAGCCTTTTCCTTGACATAGAGTAGGCGGCGCGTAACTGCTCATCCCCACCTCTTGCAAACTGGCTCATCTTTATGTTTAGTATTTCATCCTCTCCAAACATATCCTTTAGAACCCGGTAAATAACACTTTTACCGTTCGCACCAGTACCTTGCAATATAAGGAAATATTCAAAGCTTATATTTTTCCTATTGACAAGACAAGCACCGAGGAACATTTGCAATATCCTGCGCTTGTGCTTTTCCGGCAATACGCCGTCCAGCTCTTCCGTAGGTATCCAGCTTTCTCCAAGAAAGCTTCTCCAGGTAGGACAGTTGAAAATCTCCTTGCGGTCATACTTGAACGGATACATCTTCACACAGTCAAACTTCGGAGAGTGCGGGTAAGTCTTTAAAGTGTTCATGTCAACCACGCAATTAGTAAAGCACATAATGCTAAGGTCGGGTTGTAGCTCATGGTCTCTAATGACATTTATTATCCGGTTCATGTAAGAATACATAATCTTATTAGTTCGGTCACGGGCGGCAACACCCATTTTCTCAAGCCACCTGTCTACGGCATCATAGAGCACATTGTAGTCCATATACTCGTATATCTTTCCTGTAAAAACATACAACGGAACACGGTAATCGGCAATGTCTTTCGTTACAACACCATATCCCTCCCGGAACAATCCTTCAAGACGCCTGCCGTATCTGTCTGTACGTTCCGGATTGCTTGTAACCAAAGATATATCCCTGAATGTAGAGGCGTATTCGTCGCAATGTTGCGACAGCAGACCGAGCACATAATCCTTTAATTCCCTTCTATTCATTGTAAGTCGCTCATTTTGTGTTTAAAAGAACATAACGCATGCTCCTATAGGCGCATTTTATGAAAATAACCTTTTTCCTTTTATCTGTAAAGGCTAAATACATATATCTATGTTCTTTATCTTCATTATGCAAATATACTACTATCTGATTATAAAACAAGTAAATTTTCTAATTAATATGCGTTAAAGCATAGAAAATTACCCAATAATCGTCTATATAGTGCAAAAATGTAAAAATGCAATGGTTGATTTGTTGTAAAATATCATTACAAATTAGAGGGAAATGAAGAAAATAAAAAATTTTTAGGCGAGGTGACTACGCCGATTTCCTTACAAAAATAAAAAGGGGGGGGGTGGTTATTTGCAGGGCATTTGCAATGTATTTTGTTGTATAATAGTGATTTGCTGTTTACATTATACATATAATATAAAGTTTGCGTTTATTTACATTGTTGTTGCTCGCCAGTCCTGGACATAAAGTAAAGGCTATCACGGCGCAGCCAAAGACACCCAATACTATTAATAAATAAAATCAATATTACATGTCTGTGTTATAGATAATATCTATTAATCATTGTGCTTCGTTAGCGTCCTCTGCTTATTTACGTTGTCTATATATACATCTTATAATATAGATTAAATCTATTACGTCAGACACTCCGTCAAGCCCCTGTATATATTTATATTATCTATATGTTTTATTGTTAATATAGATTATTTCTATTGTATTTAAGGTGTTTGTTATGTTTGCTATGGTATTATATATTTACATATTCTTGTGTTTGTGTTTTGTGTTGTAAGTATTTGATATATAGTATATTATATTGTATTTATTACATATTTTATAATATGATTATTTTATGAAAATATTTTGCAATATTCTTTGCTGTTTACAAAATAATTAGTATCTTTGTAATGTAAGAAAGAGATAGTTATAAGGTTCTTTTTCTTACAGGCGTGTTATTAAGTGTTGGAATAAAAAAGAGAGCCTTAACCCGGCAATGTTAAGACCCTCGTAGGTTGGGAATACTAAAAGAAGTACCCCCCAAGCGGAGGCAAAAGTACTTCTTTAATTTCTCACCTACAAATATTCTTCCATTTATTTATATACTTGATACAAATACGTTTTTAGTCTTATTGTGTTAGGCTTCTGTTATCGTGTTGTATTGGTTTATGTGTACACGCTATAATGTTGAATTATTAACAATTTAAACTATAGCATTATGAAAGCAATGAATTTCTACACTGCAAACGGTTGGGCAGGTTCAAACTATGACAGCAAGTTAAGTACAAAGGAAATCGCCGCAAAGGTCAGGGTTTTTGCAAAGAAGAATTTCCCGGGCTTTAAATTCTCTGTACGTTCTGAATGGAGCATGTACACGGATTCAATGTATATTGAGCTAAAAGAAGGCACTTGCATTCCTTTTGTTGAAGGTTCAAGAAGTGCAGAACGTGGCTATATGTCCACGATGAGTACCGTAAAGGGATGGGAAGATGAGTTAACGCCGGAAATGTTCAAAGTGCTGGACGCTGTTACGACTTATGCAAGTTCTTTCCGTTATGACGATTCGGACGGTATGCAGGATTATTACGACACTAATTTTTATTTAAAGATAAAAGTGAGTGATGAATATAAGGTTGTAGAACCGAAAGCAAAGAAAAGCAGCGTTAAGGCTGAAAAGGCTGAGGAAGTCAAAGAAGTGGAAGCCGTGACGGTTGAAGGTCTGGAAATCGTGGACTATTCAGAAAAGGCGGTTGCTGTGTTTGGCGAGACTAAGGCAATCAAAGAGCAGTTAAAGGAACTAGGCGGACGCTTTAACCCTTCTTTAAATTATAACGGAGAAAAGCGTGCCGGCTGGATATTTAGCAAGAAGCAAGCGGACAAGGTGAAAGAGTTGATAACGCCTACAGAGTTGCCGGCGCTTCCTGAAGAAATATATATCCCGGAACTTGCGGAGGAAACGGGACCATTTGAAAATATCCATTTAATTGAGACGGACAACTTTAACGGCGTGCGCTATTACGATATTGAAGGCGCGGGAATCATAACCAGCGCGAAAGTACGTGCAGATATACAGCCGGGCGATGTTTTCAATGTATATACGGATGGAGAACGTAAGTTTCGCGTAACCTATGACGGTGTGAGCGTGAAAAGCAGCTTAAAAAAAGATTTACCTGGTATAATTGAGTTTAACGACAAGATAGAATCGGGCACGCTTAGCGCCTCATCACATTACACCCCGCTTGCGGAGGATATGGAATTTTACGAGAAGAAAGTAAAAGGAAAGCGTTACACCGTAAAGGATAAGCCGTTAACACCTGGATATTATGGCGTATTAGATAATTTGGACAACTGTATAATAGAATGCTATCCGACTAAGGAAGAAGCCGCAAAAGAGGCGGAAATGCTTAACACGCATATAGGCGAAAACGGACGGTTAAGAAGTATTATATAATTAAATATAGGAGGATATAATATGAAGGCTAACGATATTGTTATAAATGAACGCGAATTGCTTAATACAAAAATATATAATCCGGAATTTGATAGTATCAAAAGTATTCCGTGTACAATGGTGTTGCGGTTGATGGATACAGAGGAATACGGGTGCGACTATTGCGGGGCCTTGAATCTGGTTTTAGAACTGTTCCCGGAAATCGACCGGGCGGAGCTTGAAAAAGAGTTAGACCAGTTCGTATAAATGTATGTTAGGTATTATGTTATTGTTATTCGGTGCCGTGTTGTTTGTCAGCGGCACCGATATAGAGAGAATCAAGGAATTTATAAACGATGAATCAGATAAATTTTAAGGATATGGGAGTGTTGGCGTTGCATATTAATAAGGAAAAGCATTTATTTGCCGCTGAAAAGGTTCATATATCACAAATAAAGCAAGGTGATATAGTGTATCATGACGGACAATCTAAAACCGTCGGTAAAGGTTCTCTAAAATACGATAGTTTTGCAGGATATACGCTCTTTGGGGACTCTTATTTGTTGGGAAGAGAATCAGTAATACGGTTTGTTATGACGGAAGGCGGAAAGCTGGTTGCTGTTAAAGATTAAAGCAGAATTAAGGTAGGAGGTATAAATAGTTGGCGGATTTAATAAACGAATAATTTAAAGGAGAAAATAATATGTATTTAGGTTTTATACTTTGGGCAATTGTCCTGATAGTGATATTATGGAGCATCAGCCCGGCGCTGGTTATTACGTCGGCTTTGATAGGCATCGCTATGGCGATAGGGAGAACAAAAGACAATAAATCAGGTGAATAATATGGAGACTTTAAAGGAAGTGTTTTTGAAGAAATACCCGCAATACGGAAAGGTGTTGCGGGTGTATGAAGAGGTTAACGAAGTGGAATGTACATTCGACAGTATAACAAAACCGAGGTTGTACAACTTTGTTCAGGCTCTTAATGAAAGGGTGGCCACCAATAGCGCTAAAACCTATTGCGCTATGCTTAAATCAATTCTTAACCTGTACAGCGATATGTATTCTTTTCCAAAAGGTTTTGAGGCTATATTGACCTTAAAAAAGGACGCTACGCAAAGTACGTGGCTAACGGATGACGAGATAAAAACGTTATTGGCGTATAATCCGATTAATGAAACGGAACGCGCTGTAAAAAACTGCTTTTTGATCGGTTGCCTTACAGGCGCCAGACATTCGGATTATATAGAATTTACAGAGGACAACATAGTAGACGGAAGACTGATATATGTTTCACGGAAAACCAAGATTAAAGCGGAGATACCGGCGGCTCCTGCTGTGCTCCGGATATTGAAAGAAAACCGGGAATACGGTATCAATGAACGAAAGGTTTCGGATGTAACCTTTAACGACACAATAAGAAGTATATGCCGGCGATGTGGGATAAGCAAGCGTATAAAGCTGTACCAGGCGGGCGAATATATAACCGGTGAAAAGTGGGAATTTATTTCCTCGCATTCCGCCCGGAAGTCTTGCGCAACCAACTTATATTTAAGAGGTGCGGACTTGTATTCTATCAGCCGGATGTTAGGGCACTCCAGTGTAACGATGACCGAAACGTATATATGCTGCGGGCTGCGTGAATTATCAGATAAAATAATGGGATATTTCAACGGGTTTAAATAGATTTGCACCTGATTTTATATATACATAAATATTTTATGGCACAAGAAAGTAAATACGCATACGACGAAGATAGTGTAAAGGCTATTGTTCATTGGGCTTTAACGGCTCAACTGCCCATGCAAATAGAGTTGAGCGAATCGGAGAATATATTCGACGTAAAGAAATACATACAGGCGAATATACACGATATAAACCAGTATTTTCCTGACCCGTTTTACAACCCGTCAATTGACAGACTGTACAGATTAAAAGAGTTTATTGAAGGGCAAGAATGATTTTATAACCCAGTGGGTCGTTTCACTTATTTTGGGTTGAATTTAACCCACTGGGTTGTTTGGGTTATAACTTGCTATCCATCTTTTCAAATTCTTCCTGCACGGACTTGTTTAGCACCTTCGCGTATATCTGGGTTGTCTTTATATCTGTATGTCCCATCATTTTGGCAAGGTTTTCGATTGATACGCCCATATTCAGAGCCATTACCGCAAAACTGTGTCTTGCCATGTGGGAATGAAGGCTTTGCTTTATCCTTGCAATTTCCTGAACGACTTTCAACCTTAAATTATATTGGTAATTGCTTATTATCGGTAGCTTGAAGTCGTATTTTCTCAATATTTCCATTGCGGGTTTTAGGA